CGTAGTCTTTATATCGCCGGCAGCAATTTGAATCCACGCTGCGTCGTCGGCATTGTCGATGGTCGCGTCGAAGGCCATGTCCTTCACAAAACCTATACGCAAATCATCAGTTCCAGACACATCGGCCAACTTAAGCTTCATCTTGAGATAGAATTCACCAGAAGTGCCTACTGTAAAATAATCTGCATTAAGTGTTCCCTTTTGAAGTGAACTTTTTGTTCGAATATCCCAACCATCGTTGTTGGTTTGGTCACAACTGACATTAATACCGGTTGTGGTGATGGCAGGACCTTGGATGGTCTGATTGTCACCGAGAGCAACCACTGCAAGTTGGTTTCCGCATGCGAAGTTCCAAAAATTGGTTTCGCCGGCAACGCCACTGAACGCTGTTCCATCGTGTTGTAGACCCAACGATACCTGTCTAGATAAATCTAGCGACGTAGTTCTCACCTGAGATCTGCCGAGGTTTAAATCCCTCTTCAAATTCTCCATCAACGCCTCTACTCTCGCGAGGCCAACTCTTTTAGTACCCATATTTATAACCCTCCATTGGTTTAACCATTTATAATCATGTCATGAAACTGGGTAGTTCATTACAATCAGTAATAAGTAGTGATTTTAGACAAGAAAAGCCCCGCCAAATTAATGACGGGGCTTGAACTTGTTGTTATCTCTACTTAATTAAATTAAGCAGTTGCTCCAGCCTCTCCTAGGAGACCACGAACGATAACGACTCCGTACATATCAGGACGGACCATCTTCTTTCCGTAACGGGTCATGACGCCCTTACGTGGCACAAAATCTTCTGTGCCAAAGATGGTGGGAGTGACCTGCAACGGTACATATGGGGCATACACGTAGCCACTCTCAAGGAAGGAAGCTCCCTTACGACCGACCAAAATAATATTACGTGGGAAGTAAGGATCTACATAAAGATCGAACTTCTTTGTAAGTGAGCCAGTCTTAACTGCGCCGATATCGCCTCTGTCGCTATCGACTGTAACATTAGCGCGGAAACCTGCTGTCATCTCAAGGATGCTAGCAACTTCTGGCGAACAAACGCAGAAGTTAGCGCCACCGCGAAGTGTCTTTCTGTGGATCTGAGCGCTTACATCATTGATTGTCTCAATGAGTGTCTCGTACCACTCGCTAACAGTACCGGTGAAATCAGGAGCTGCTGAAGAAGCGCCAATCTCTGCACCACTACTATCAACGAAAAGACCTGGTGCGCGGCTCCAATAACGAGTACCTGCCTTTGCACCTGCAACCAAATCGCCAAGAATTTCACGGTCAATTTCAAGAGCAATCTGCTCAGAAAGAATACCGGTCAACTCAACCTCTGCGTCCAAGTTGTGATAAGCATTGAGGTCCTGAGCCAACTCAGGAGTCCACTTAGCCTTCAACTTCTTGGTCATTGCGGTAACGGCGATGCTGTCAACCTTGATATCGATTTCTGCCATATCAGGAGCAGATTCGAGTTCCCAGCCCTGGCTGCTTGTCGAACCTACGACGTTACCCAATCCTTGATTTCCACCCTGTGTGAACTTATCTGCAACAGGATAACTAAAAGTAATCTTGTCGGTGGACGCTAGGGCTACGCCGCCCTGGTCAACTGCCGCTGCAGCGCAAACAAGCACAACACGAACCTTATCGCTATCATCAGGTGAGATATGTGTCAAACGACGAACAATTTTGATATTGGCCGTAAGTGCATCGGCACCGGGGCCTTCGCTAGTGTCACTGGTGACTGCCTCGTCCTTCAACGCAATGCCTGCAAGAGCGTCTTCATTAAGACCAAGCATATCAGCCTTTGTAAGGTCCAAAACAAGAACTCTTGTTGTTGTTGGAAGGTCTAAAAGGTCAGGGTCAAAACGAACTAGCTTCTTAAGTGCCTTACCTTGCGCGTTGGCAGCTAAGACAGTAGCAATAGTATCAGTTCCAGCAATTGTACTGTTTGTAACAGCTGTAATTGTTACAAGGGCAGAACCAGTAGCATGTGAACGACCAGTGTTAAAGTTATAAAAACCACCTGGGTCGTCAGCAATATTTGGAGATAAGTCAACACCACCGGTGAGTTCTGCAGCAACAACGTTACCACCATACACAGACTCGTTTAAGTTTGGCTGGTCGGCACGTCCAACTTGCTGAAAATCTAGGAAGAAGATAAGACCACTTGGAAGGCTCATTGGCTGAACCGAAACAAGATCATTTGCAATCAAACCACCGAAAACACGGCGGACAATTGGGAATGCAACTGCTGCGAAACCTTCAACATCACCTGCACTCATCTGTGAAGCTTCGCGAAGAAGCTCCTTAGCCTGATTCTCAAGGAGAACGGCCATTCCTTGGCGATTACGCTCAGAGTCAAGTCCCTCAAGAAGACCGGTCTGCTCCCACTTTTCAAGTAGTGCCTGTCCTTCTCTCGAAACGTCTCTTCGTACAACGCCTTCTGTAAGCTTTTGTAAAATAGACATTTTTTATAAAACCTCCTTAATTGTTTTGTTTATCTATACCAGCTAATTTCTGCATCCTTTCAATGAAAGGAGTGCTATCGCTTTTTTGCTCTTTACGAGCAGCTACAATAAGTGAAGACCTTTTACTAACAGCTTCGCTCAGTGAATCTGGTAGCTTCTCTTTCTTGGGAGAGCCCACTGAACTTTGAAGAGTTTCATAAATAACCTTCGCCTCTTTTGCAGTATCGGCTTTCGAAATAGCTTCGACAATATTTCTTTTTTGTCGCTCATTCAAGGAGGTGCTTCCTAAAGCCTTGTTAATATATAACAGTTTCGCATTGGAAATGTTAACCGATGCGAGCTTTTCTTGAAGCTGTTCTACAACTTCGTTATAATTCTTGTTGTTCTCCGACAACTGCTTGTTCTTGGCAACAACAGATTGAATCTGTTCTTCAAGTTCTGCCATTCTCTTTTTGAGGGCTTCTCTTTCTGCCTTAACTTCTGTGTCATTTTGGCGAGCAACGTCCATCATTTCGTTTTCTTCAATCTCGGACTCAGTTGTTCCTGCCCAGCCTCTCTTTACAGGCTTCATATCAACAACAACTGCTTCAATCATTTCGGCTAAATCTTCTTCAGAAAAATCAATCTCTGAAAGGTCGATTTCTTCGTCAATTTCTTCTTCTGTGTTTTCTTGGATATCTTCAGGAGCGTCAGAGGACATTTCGGAAGGTGGTGCTGAGACGCCCATTTGGTCGAGGTCTGTAGCCAACTCTTCTTGGGATTCGATATCTCCCATTGCTTCTTCAACTTCTTGCTTTAATTCTGAGAGGTCTAATTCAATCATCTCATTTTCTGCAACGTCGTCGTCGAAAGCATCAGGAAGTTGTTCATCTGCAACTTCGTGAACTGCAGGTTCTCCTTCTTCCATTGTTTCTTCTTGCTCTAAAAGAGATTCAAGTGCATTTTTAACTTCTGCTGAATACTTTTCGATTATAATATTTTCAGCATTCTTCATTGCTGCTTCTTTTAAGGCTCTTGCATCAACAATTGCTTTTTCTAACATGGAAGACATAAATACTACTCCTAATTTTGAAAACACTAGTCCGTCTTTAATAAATAGTACGTTTTATTTGCAAAAACTATAAAAAGTTAAATACTTAAAATCACTTCCTTCTTAAGGAATGTATACCTGGCGTTAATAATGAGAATGGAGGTTGATTTTTTGGTGTTCTTGCTGGATTCTCTTCGCCAGCACCACCATCACTAGGCGCTAATTTATAGAAAAAGACCGATCCTTTATCAGCGCGAGGGGCGGCGTTTTGAAGTTTCGGAGAACCAGCAACGAGGTTTGTCCCAGATATCCCCACAGAATCGCCAAAATCATCTCCATTAGCACTGACAGATGGAATTGTTTTTAACGCAGGCTTTTCTGTCCAAGTACCATCTATTTTCTGAAAAATATGAATGCTACCTGGAGAGCTAGCCGAAGTCATGGGGGCACCCGCAACGATATTTGTGCCATCAATATCGACAGAACCCCCGAGGTAGTCACCGGGATTACTTGATGCTAGTGTTAATTTTGCATTTTGAGTTCTTGGTGCTGGAGAGCCATACGAAGCGTCTGCTGCGCCCCACTTACCCGTGGAAGCATCTCTCTCAAATACATAAACAGCCCCAGCACTTGAATTATGCACAGGGGCTCCCAAGACAGCAACTCCCTCATGAATCGCACAGGCGAAGCCCATTCGATCATTCGCAGCAGCATCAGAAGCTTTTAGTTTACTTTTAAATGTCCAACTTCCTCCGGATGGCAATTCATATACCCAAGCTGCACCAGAATTTGATTCATCGTCATCATCGAAGCCACTGCTGATAATTGCATACTTTTTATCACCGTGACTTGTTATATCAACATCTCTTCCGATTTGGTCATTAGCTGCGGAGCCCTGACCTGTGGCGAGGTCGCCTGTAATCGTAGCTTCTAAACTCCAAGTATCAGCCCCATCATTCTTCTTAAATATATGCCCTTTTCCGTGATTAGAGGTTTCGCCTGTATCAGGAAATGGTTCGCCAACTATAATGTGGTCCCCGTCAATAGCTACAGAAAAGCCAAACCCATTGTTCAAAGCAGGACTTGGAGATATTACATCTTGAGATAATTCTGTATAACTATCACTACCATTGTTTTTAAAAATATAAATACGACCGGCGTTGCTGGAGCCGGGAGCGTCATCTTCGCCGTCTGCTCCAACAACAACATATGTTCCGTTTGCAGATATTGCACAAGCTTGGCCAAAGAAGTCGCCAGATTCAGGATCAGCAGGTACAAGATTTGCAATTCTTGACCAAGTATCACCACTCTTTTTAAAAACAAAAGCTCGACCATGATTGGAGCCGGCTCCAGCGTCAAAAAATCTCTCGCCAACAACGGCATAATCACCTTTAATATCTAAGCAGGTTGCCGCGGAACCGAGTCCACCAGTTTCCGTGTTGTTGTTTGCAGTTGGAGTGAAGTGTCTAGATTCTCCTGAAATTTCATCATCGCCTGAGATACGCAGTCGAGTTTTACGCTCTGTAGCATAATTTTTATAGTTATTGATTACAAAGTTAGAGTCAACTGCTATTTGCTTGTGGTTTTTCATTTTTTTTAGAAGGTGGAAAGAAGCAGCCAAACCTTTTCGGTGTCATCGGCGTTGCTGCCATCATGAGTAACTCTAACTTTGTCTGCTCCAGCAATTTCAAAAACAACAGTGTTGCCGTCTGTGGTGGCTGCTTGCACCAAAGACCCGCCATTATGGGGAACGAACAAAGTTGACCAAGCACCAGCACCATGATAATATAGTTCTATTTTTGTAACTTTTGCAGCCGAACCGCACACTACATGCAGGAATCTTTGGTTTTCCGTAAAGTATTCTGTTGTGCTTACAGCATGTGCAGTGCTTTCGGCACCATTAACATTTTTTGGTCTGCGGGTTCTGCCCCAACTGCTATATCTATGAAATCCCGAACTTGTGCTTACTGCCATTTTTAAATCTCCAGTTTACTTTAATTAGTTCCTTCTTCGCTTCTTTCTCTTCAATCTTTTTGCATCAGAAGGTTTTGTATAATATCTTCGCTCTCTTGCTTCATCAATAATACCTTCCTTCTTAGTTTTCTTGATGAACTTTTTGACCATTCTATCAGTTTGGTCTGGATGCCTTATTTCAATCTCAAAGTTGTAGGGCTTTCGCCTTCTTCTGTTTCTTATCATTTAACTAACCTTTTCCAATTTTGATTCATTAGTCCGCTAATATCAACACCCGGATCATTTGGGTCCATATTAGCCATTGGTGAAGAAGGAGATGGGGCACTGCCCGGGGAGCCGGCACTCTTTAGCGGCTCTGTTCCTTCAAAAACGTTAACACCACCGTATGCATCTTTTCCTATTGCGCTTCTTAGCTTGTTTCTTGTTTCCTGAAGTTTTCGCTTTACTTCTTCTCTATTGTCTGTTCTTTCTGTTTTTTGTTCAACAATTGTTTCTCTGGTTCCCAAACCAGAAACAACCTCTGAAATTACTTTAGATAACAAACCTTCTTCAATTAGAAGGTCATTAATGCACTCTTTCACAAGAGGCTTGATAATTGATTTTAGTTCACTCTTTTTCATTTTTCCTTCCTTTCTGCGAACTTGATGTGGAAGCATATGGGGGGTTGACATCAACTTGCCCCAAAGAGAGAGCGACTGCAGCTTCTTTAGCTCTATCGCCACCGTCGATGACTGGCATTTGGTCTCTAGGCGGAGCAGCAGCGGGAACTTGAAATTGCAACTGCTTCACATTTGCTGCAAACTTTTTAGCCGTAGCTATAACTGCCTTCTGTCCCTCCATGCCTGTAAATTTCTCGCATGTCAAAAGTACGTCTTCAGCTGCTCGCGGGTACTTGCCCGGAATGCCGTTCGTTGCATATTCTTGTAACTGCTTCAAAATGCCGGCATAATTAAAATCCGCGAAACTACCTGAACCGGCTTTCCCCTTCATTTGTTGAAATCGCCCCTTGGTAATATTATTTAGCACAGCTATTAGTTGCGTAGCGGGAAAATCAACATAATAACCTACTACTTTTTCTGATGGGTCAACCATTGCCGTTGCAACCCAGCGGTGATGTCCATCCATAATATGCTTATCGCTGCTTATAAAGCCTCCAAGATCTCCACCGATTGCCATACCATCACGACCTTGAAGCTTAGCTAGCATGGAGATAGCCATTGTAACAGAGTTTGAAATCTTCATTGTACTCTGAGATGGCTTAAGTTCTGATACTGAAAAGGAAGCGCCAACGTTAACATCTATAACATCATCCTCTACAGAGCCGTCTGCGCCGCCCGAACGGGATGTAACCTGTGCGGCTTTTACATCAACTTTATCAAGCTCAATTGGGAATCTTTTTAGATCTAGTTTTGATGGGTCAGCCTTCTCAATAAGGCTTTCAAACTTTCTCCATCCTTCCATTATTGTCTTCATTTTGCTCACTTTCCTGTTCCTCTTAGGATATCGTTTGCAATTCTGTTTAGCTTATCTGCTTTTGTAAAAATATTTGGATGCTTCTTTGCTTCTGTCATCATAAAAGCGCCGGGAGTTGAAGGGTCTGATACCATATCAAAGCAAATTAATTGAAAATCATCTTCAACAATTGTATTGCCATTTGATTCATGAACAGAGCCCATGCCGCGAGAAGAGATGCCCAATTTTACACCAGACTCAACAAGAGACTTAAGGATTTGGCCGGAAGGTGTATTTAGCACTTCAATCTTGCCCATAATGTTTTTGCCTTCTGCCCAAATACTTGTTACAATATGTGATGCATTTTTAAGGTTAATAACAGAATCATCCGGATGGTCAAGTTCGCCAAGCGCACGGCGCTCTTTTACTAGTTTAGCATAATTGTCAACTTCGCGCAAGAGGATATTTTCAGGATAGATTCTTCCGTTTCCGTTCTTTGTATCACACTTTTGCATAACGCCTGAAAGAATTACTGTTCCTTCGGCAACTTTACGTTTTTCTTCTTCTGTTAAAAGATCTTGACAAACACCGCCTTCACATAATTCGTAGTATTCTCTTAAAAGTTTCATTTGTTTCCTCTTTTATGCGGGGGCCACCCGCTTCTATATCTTTCCTCTGCAGCAGCGAGCTACAGGTCTCATAAACCATCTAATTTTTGCTAAAGGTAACATTATTCCAGACTCCTATAAATTCTTAAACCATCGTCATCGACCATAACACTCAACACGTAAGCAGTTCCAGCACTTAGACAGCCCAATAAAAAGCCTGTGACAGGATTACTATCAAAACTAAATAGTGTTGTATAGCCATTTAAAACCCACAAAATTATTCCAACCCAAAAGCCAGTACAAAGAGGACAATGAAATAACTTTCCTAACATGCCATTTGTTGGTCTAATTGAATCAAAAATAGAACCGTAAACTATTATTTGGGTAAGGCCAAAACTGCAAAGAATGAAATATACTAAACTCATTCGTCCTCGCTTTCACGGATAAGAGAGTAATTGTACTGATAACCATAAGGGCGGATTGTTGAAGACATCGAGCCTTTCCTGGCTTTTTGCGGAACTTTGCCCAATGGTGTTGAGAACTCATCTTCTGGATCTACCATATGGTCTATTTGGTCATCTTCAATCTTCTTTGTTGCAACAAAGTATGGCCTCTCTTCTTGAATAAACTTATAGATTGAAAAAAGCGTAGCTTCTACACTGTCAATACCATTAAATTTAGACTCAAAGATTTGTGCTTCAATTGCACCATAGATATTTCCACCTCTTACTGAAGATTTATCTAATATCCCGTCTCTGTATAGAAAGTTGAATAATCTATCTTGTGCGCCATAAACTTTATCGTCCATCAAGCCTTTGGAGAAAGCAATGCACTTTTTAGATTCTGGCATTAAGACAATATCAATATCTTCATGGTCAAATATCATAATATCGCCGTTAAGATTTCGACGTGCTTCCAAAGCAATTGTTACAGTCTGCTTAAGTTCTGGCCTCATTTCGGGCGTTATTTTAATACTAATTGGCATCGGTATGTAACTCTTCTACTAAACTTTGAATTTTGATTATTTCATTTAAATCTTCATCTTGAAATTCGTTTTCAGAAAAAGATTCTAAAATATTTGATATTTCTACAAACTTGCTTTTTAAATCTTCATCTTTATAAACAATTTCTGATTGTATTGCTGAGCCAATACTCTCTTTAAGAGAGCCTATTTCTTCATTAAGGAATACTTTGAATTCAATCCCGTTATCTGAAAATGAGGCGATATATTTTGTTAACAAATCCTTTTGTCTTTCGCTTAAAACTTCGCTGTAAGTGCTGTTAAAATTTTCGACAAAATTCTTGTAAACTAAATTATCAATTGGAGACATATCTTCGCTTGGTTCCTCGACACTAGAAGACATAAAATCTACTATCTTTTCTTCTAAAATAATCTTGTCTTTTGTGTTTGAGATTCCAGAATTAAATATAGAATAAAGACTTGCGATATTTCTATAATTTGGTACAAAATTATTGAATACTTTTCCATTTAAAGAATGGTTGATAACCTTGATTAACGTATTCTGTTCGTTGTTTATCTTTTTGCGGTCTAAACTAGTATATGCAATCTTAGTTTCTATCATTAATTTTTCTGCTGTTTTCTTCGGAATATTTGTAGTTTCATAAATATTTCGGTACAGATTCAACTCTTTGGATAGTTCTGTACCCTCAGAAAAATGCTCTTTTATAATCGAGACTATCTTATTCTTTCGATTACTGTTTTGTTTAATAATCGATTTTGTCAGCTCTCTAATTAAGGCCTCGTAAACAAACGCGGTATTTCTCTTCTTATTGTGCTTAAGTCTCATTTTTTGATATCCTCAAAGTTAATGCTTTCAACAATCTTTTTTACTTCATTGTTCAAGCTGAAAATGTTCTTTTCCTCTTCACTATAATTAGTTTCCTCTTCTTCAAAAATGCCTCTGGCTAGGCTATTGAAATCAGATAAACCTGGAAACAAATTTCTGTTTGTTGACCTTGCTTTTTCTCGATTATAAAGGCCGTGCGTATTCTGTACTTTATACCCAGATTTAGATTTATTTTTTACAGGAGTATATTTTTTTCCTTTTGATTTGTTAGTTGTTGTAGAGCCATCTGCAAAAGAAGATTTTCTAGGCGTATCATCTCTCTTACCAGGTGTGGCCAGAAGGTCTCCCATCTCAGCGTCACCGCCGGTATCTGCTGGCTCTGTTTCAACCGGTGGCTCGTCCACTGGAACGTCAGCTGTTAACTCTGCTTCCATATCGCCAGTTCCGGTGCCGCCTGCTGCAGCATCAGGGGACATGTCTGCTTGAACTTGTTCTGCTACAGATTCCAAACTGGCGTCATATTGCCTATCAAAGAACATCTCGCGCTGATTTCTCAAGAACTCATCGTCGGACATATTGAACAGATTCTTTGAAATCCAGCGGCGACTAAAGAAACCCTCAGTCGCTGAAGAAGCTGTATCAAACTTGGTTTTCCAGTGCTCCAATTCTTGTAGCTCTGCTATCTTCGAAGGATTATTCAAAGATAGCTTAAAAGATACTAAATCATCTTCTCTAAATCCTAAAATATAAAGATGTATAATGCCAATTTTTTCTAATTCAGAAACAATAGACCTTTGCAATCTTTGAATTGTTCTTGCAAATCTAATATCTTTTTGAGCCAAAGTAGTTTTATCTTCTTCACTACCTTCACCTCTTGAGAGGTAAGATTGTGGCACTTTTAATGCAGCAAACAATTTATCTCTAAGATACTTTACGTCATCAATGTCGCCAGTATACTGACCACCAGGTAATGACTCAACTCTACTGTTTTGTCCAGCTCTGGTTGGAATAAAATAGTCTTCATCGATAGAAAGAGGGTTGTATCGTAAATCAACTCGACCTGTATCCGGATCAACAACTTGATGTCGTTTCATTTGTGTCATAATTTTCTGCATATATTGTTCTACATCTTGTGGTGGAATATTACCAACTTCAATATAGAAAACCCTGCGCTCTGGAGAGCGAACAATACGATATGCCATCATTGCATCTTCTAAAAGCGTCAACTGTCTCCAAATTCTACGCGCTGGCTCTAAAACTGAAGAACCATATGGAGAATATTTGTCGTTACCAAGAACCCTGAAGTGTGCCACTTGCCAATTTTCAAACGTCATTCCTGCAGAATTCCACTGGAACTGAACATAATTTGGATTTGTTTTATCTTCGCCTTCCAATCTTTCTAATTCTGTTGATGGCAAACCAATAACGTTTTGAATTCCTCTATCTTCATCCATATCCAAATACAAGAAAAAATCACCGTATTTACACATTGTACGAGACCAACCAAAAAGATTGAATTCTACATTCATAATATCGTAGTATAGTGTGTGAAGAATACTCTTAATCTCTTCATTTGGGCAATGAATATTCATCAAGGGATTAAGATTGCTGCTTGTTGTCATTTCGTCAGCATAGATATCAAGAGCAGATGCGATTTCAGGAGTATATTCCATTTGGTCAAAATCAACGTATCTTTCAGTTCTTTGCATTCCTTGCATAACGTTTGTTTGCAAGTTGCTAAAAGGGTCATACGCCATCTTTTTAAATTGCTTGCCGCTAGCAGATTTAAATCTAGAAGCAAAATTATCTAAGTCAATCCTTCGTAGTCTGCGACCGGTTTGTGTTCTATAATTCACAAGAGGCCCAGAAAGTAATCTTGTCAATCTTTTAAACAGTAAATTTTCGGAATTCTTTGGATTCTTTGTTTGTTCTGCCATTTTTATCCCTTAAAAAGCCATGAATATTCTATTTGTGTTTTCACAGCTTCCCTTTTCTTGTTATTTTTGTCACTATGCCCTATCATACCGGGGATTGTAGTGTTGAGAGTTGTATTTGATTTTACCATAGAATCTAAAAACACTTTATTATATTCCACATTTCTTTGATTGGCTACCAAAGCTGTATCTCTAACCCAGCAACCAACCGCACACGCCATAACCAAATCGTCATTATAAGAGCGCATTGCTTCTGCTCTACCATGATTCCACACAAAAGTCTTCATTTCATTTAACATTCGTGTTGAATTTATTGTAATTAGTTTATTCCTGATGAATTCCTCCAACTTCGCAATTATTAACGGTCTTGTTTTTTGAGAAGTTGTAAATCCTGCAACAGAATTAGACATAGATTCAGCTGTATAGGAGTCTACATATTCATGAGTTGATTTTATTGAATGATAAAGATTTGGATAATTCATCTCTATAAGCTTGTTTAAAACTGCAAAACCAACAGAATTGTTTTCTACAACGAGCATTGAAGAGTTATACTCTTTGCCAGCATCAAACAATAGTTGAGAAAATATATCAGGAGTCAATCTTCCTTGATACTCTGCTACAATTTCCATGGTTGTTAATTTGAATACATGAAAAACTGAATAGTCTTTTCCATCGCCTCTTGCAACATCAGCAGAAACCAAATACTGTTCACCTGGAATTGCTTCTTCCCAAATCCAATAGTTTCTATCAAAACCAGTTTTATGTTTTGGCTGACAAACTTGTTCACTGATTCTAGCAATATCTTCATTATGAAAAACAGTTTCGCCAGACATATTGAAATTGCATTCTAGCTCTTGTGCAATCTCTCTTCTGGACATATTCTTTGTTTCTTTTTTAAACCAATTTTCGTCACGATCAGGGTGTACATCCCATGGTAAAATTGTTGGCTTAAAATCATTTAAAGATTGTTCTGATTCAACGTATGTTTTGTGAAACCAGTTTCCAACACCGTTTGGAGTCGAAAGAGCAATGCAACGACCACCAGTTGATAGCGTAGGATAAAGACCCATCCAAAGCTCTGACAATCCGTCAACGTGTGCGGCCTCATCAATAACTAAAAGAGATAGAGCTTCAGAACGACCAGCATCACCAGAAGTTGCAGCTGCTTTGATTTGTGAACCGTTACTGAGCTGAAAAGAGGTTCTATTGTCTATTTCAACAGTTGCAATTTGCATCCATTCCGGCAAGTTCTTAAGAATACTTTTAACTTTTTTCACCAAGTTTGAAGCTGTGCTGAATTTAGTTGCGATAACGAGAACATTCTTTTCGCGATGGAACATCATCAACCAAACGATATATGCAGCTGAAACAGTTGAAATACCTAATTGTCTTGCTTTCAAAATAACGTTAAAGCGGTTATCTTGAAAATCTTCTATAAGGTCTTTTTGATAGTCATATAACTTGAAGGGTATCAAGCCTTTTTGTGGGTGGGTTATTCTACAATAATTGTCGATAAAATATGACGGCTTTTTGCCACACGTCAATATCTCTTTCAAGATTTGTTTTTTAGATAATTGGAAAGACATTATCTTACTTTTGTGCAATCCAGTTCCTAATACTCTCTTGAAGTGGTTCCGCCTTAATTGCGTTAATTCTATAATTCTGATGAGCAGTCACCGCAGTTCTAATTCTTGAGATGTATTCAACTCTGATTTGAATTTCTTCCACTTCTTTTAGCCCTAAAGAACGACCGGTAATCTTCTTATACTCTTTCTGGATGTGCTTTTTGCACTTGTCAACAATTTGAGCTACTTCGTTTTCAAAATTAGAATTATGAATTTCTTTAAGTGGTGGCTCACAATGATAACTAAGTCTCATCATGTTTCCGCTCATTTTTACAGAAAAACCATCCATAACTCTTTTATCGAGCATTGGATTTCCTTCTTCTCTGCGAAGACCAATCTTTAATGGTTCTCCATCACGTCCGTGACCACAATCTACAGCATAACCTGCTGCCTGTGAAATACCTTGAATAATTTCTAATGTAGTTGCCATGTTTATACATCCTCAGTTTTGTGTTTTGGTCTCCATCCGTCAAGCCATCTTTCTTCTCTACCATCTATATATTGAATATAACAATCAAAACATGTTGTCCACTTTTTCAAAAAATAAGTGTCCTGGTCTTTAAAGCTATATACACCGCATGCGGAACAAGAAACATTTTTATCTTTATTAAATAGTTTTTTCGAAACTAAAATTCCATTATATAAAACTTTCTCATCATCTGCCTTTTCGCAATAGAACTGTTTTAGCTCTTCTCTATATTTTTTCTCTTTTTCTTTATCCCATTTGCTCTTTGGATTAACAACAGTTTCTTTGCCATATTTCTCTTCTATGGCTTTTTCTAAACGAAATACAAAATCTGGGTCTTTGCTCATTTTACTGCATAAACTACAGCCAGTGTTGTTAAAATGCCAACTGCAGTACCTCCCCCAAACCAGAAATAAGAATAATCATTTGGCCTTTTAAGTGCGGCAGTTTCTAGTTCTTCTAATTCCTTGTTCTTAATCGCGATTATTTCATCAGATGATGTTTTTAGGGTATCATAACGAACTTGTAAATTGTCAATTTTTAAATTAAAATTAGCTTTTTGTTTGGCTAATGCCATTTCCGTTTTAAGTTCACAGTTTTTTGTTGAAAACTCTATGGTGGCTTTTACTCTAGCCATGGCTGTATCATCAAAACACCAGGCAGCAAAGGGAAGAGTTTGACCTGGAGCTATTCTAGAGAATTTACCTTCATTCGCTAATGATACACTAGGAATTATCAGGAGGGACAAAAGTAAAGCCAAAAGCTTCTTCGATTTCTTTTTTAATAACATCTGGTTTCCTTTTAGATTTTACTATTATTTCTTTTACTCTTTCTTTTTCTTCTTCTTTTAATTCTCTTTTTTGCTCTTCAAACTTTTTTTCAATTTCTTTTATAGTTTTTTGATAAGTTTCGATTAGTTCGTTTTTCTTCAGAATTTCATCATGATGGCTGTTTTTCAGCGCTCTAATTTGGTCATCATAAGATTTGCGCTTGGCTTCTAAGACTTCCAATGCTGCATCAGCATTTCTACGAAAGACAAACCACATAACCAATGTATATAAAACCAAAGCAATAATAACCCAGTTATGTTTTGCCCAAAGCCAAGCTTTTTTAATTGCAAAAAGAGTCATTACTTTTGCTTTCCATGCTTCCACTGAGTTGCCATATCAACTAATGCTTGTGTACCAATATAAGCCAAAGTCACTGCAACCCAATTATCGCTTGTAACTGAACCCGTAAGACAAAGCCAAGTTGCTGTCAACCAAGCCAAAAACTTTCTAGAGATGAACCTTTCTACATACCTGTCTGCAAATGCCTTAGCTGCTTCTACCATTTTAAATCCTCACTTTCGCATAGCCGTCTTGTTTTTCTATGTTAATTTGCATGTCTACACAGTCCTTTAAACTGTCTAAATGTGATATAAGTATAACAGTTTTAAAATAATTTTTAATCATATCCAAGATTCTTACAAATCCTTCCATGTTTTCTTCGTCTAAAGCTGTACCAGGCTCATCTAATATAAATAGGTCTGACTTTGGTAAACTAGTGACTGTTAAAAACGCTAAACGAATAGCCATTGAAGCAATGGTTTTTTCAGCACCAGAGCCCATTTCTAGCGGCCTTGGATCATGTTTTGGATGCTTAATGAAGATATCGAGTTTCTTATCTTCGTTCTTGATAAAAATTTCAAACTCAACGATATTTGTAAGCATCTTTGCAATTTCCTGGTTAATAATTGGTAAGCGCTCTTTAATAATATCATAAGAAATGCCGTTCGGATGGCAACAAGTCATAAGAAGGTCATAGGCTGCAAAGTCAACTTTACACTTCTCATATTCTTTTTTCTTTTCTGAATTTGCACTTAATTTCTCTTCCAAAGAACCATTTGTTTTATATAATTCCATCAAAACTTCATTACATTTTTCGGACTCTTTTTCTTTGTTGTTGATATCTTTTTTCAGAGCATTTCTTTGAGAAATCAACTTTTCTAAGTTTTCAATAACTTCTTTATTCTTGTTATAATCTTCTTGCTTTGACAATAGGTCTTCTAACAAAGACTTGTTCTTGAATACTTCTGTTTTATATCTTTCAATGTTTATTTTGTTTTGAGCAATATTAGTTGCTGTCTTGTTTTTCTTATCGAGAACCTTTTGATACTTTGCCAAATACTCTTCGATTTTCTGGTAGTTTAGTTCTCTTATTTCCTCTCCGAGTTGATTTGTTTTATTGGAATATTCCTTTACAGATTTCTCAGATATCGCAATCAAATCAATTGATTCGTAAGCATCTTTAATAAACTTACAATGAGAATATTCTGAACCACACGGAACTTCGCTTAAGAGCGATTCTCTCTTTCTGTATGTTGTAATGTTTTCAGATTCTTTCCTCATCTTCTGCAAAAACTCTTTAAGTAAAGAATCTTTCTCTTGAAACAATTTTTTGTCTTCTGTGTATTTTTCGACATCAAATGTTTTCATGAAGTTCTCTATTTTCTCAAACAGAATTGTATCAGTTTCAATCTGACTTTGAACTTCCGTTATTTTAGTCTCCAATTCAAAAACAAGAGTTTTGGCTTTTTGGATATTATCTGTTAATGCACAAATATCAACAACCTCAGTTGGAGCAGAATTTATCTTTTGTTGCACTGCGTTTAAGTCTTCTTTTAGCTTAAGAGTTTCTTCCGAAATAGAAGCATGCAGAGCCTTGTTTTCAGCAATCTGAATCTCGCTCTTGAATATACGAGACTTGATGTCCTCTTCAATCTCAGAAAAGTTGATATCCTTGAGTTTCTGGAAGGCAGACTTGGCGTCTGAGCCACTTTCTTTAGCCATCTTGAACTTTTTATCAAAGATTTCTAGGTCAAGAAATTTGGCCAGTATTTCCTTTCTTTTTGTCGAACCTTCATTGATGAAAGATAGTGAATCTAGCTGACTGGCCATCGAAGTCATAAGGAAATCATCGATGGTCCCAAAGTACTTTCTGATGTTTTTATCAGTGTCCTGTCTGGAGGTCCCATTCAAACTGGTTACGTTTCCAATTAAGTCTTTCATCGAAAATTCAACATCTGTTTTTGCTTCTAGGGTTTCTTCGCCCTTTAACTTCTTTGTGTACTTCTCTGAAGTTCTGGAAATCTCATAATCTTTATCATCAATTGTAATTGTTACTGTTCCAACACAATCTTGTTTGTTTTGGTTAATCATATTCAAGTTCTTGCGAATAGATTTTGAACTTGAATTATAAACAGTATATAACAAACTATCAATAATAGAAGATTTGCCGGAAAAGTTCTTTCCAAATATGCCAACAACACCATTTAACTTTGTAAAGTCAATTACATTGTCTTCTGCGTAATTAAAAAGGTTATCCCACTCCATCTTCTTCAAAGACCAGTTAATATTTCTAAAAGTATCTTCTTTTTGTTCAATTAAAGTATTAAATTTTTGGTTTAGCTCCAATACTTTCTTCATAACACTGTCTGAAGCTTCGTACTCTTTAAGATACTCTTTTATAAGTTCTTCTTGAACCTTAATATCTCTAAGGTCTTTCTGTGCGCTTTCTGCAGAGTTCTCAAGGCTTAGTTTTTTACTAGCTGCGCGATTTAAGTAAGTAACTGAATCTGGAGTGTACTTAAACTTAACAATATCTACCGCTCTACGCATTTTATCAAGAGAAATGCTGTTTTCAGATACCAACCTAACTCTGGCACCCTCTGGAATGTTTAGTTTCTTTGGTAAATTACCTTTTTTTGTTAGCGGCACTGTAACAAACGGCTTTGGATTATCAAATGTGATATATTCACATGTAAAAGTGTCCTTATCTTCGATATCCCATAATAAAAGGCCTTTATCTAAGGATTCGCCAAAGTTTTGTTGTACAGTAGAACCTGCATATCTAATTTTGCCCTTCTCATCTAGAGATTGAGCCTTGTGTATGTCTCCCAAAAAGGCATAATCACATCCATCGAAAATATCAATAGTGTGGTCAGTAGAATCCATGACCCAATTTGTATCAGTCTGACAATTTAAGATTGAACCATGATATAAAGCAATGTTTATCTTGTTTGGGTCCGGTGTTTTCCAGTTATCTTCATCAAAAACTGATAAAATGTTCAATGCAAAGTTGTCTTTTAAGTCAACAATTGATGAATTCTTTATTAGGAAAAGGTTTTCGTGACCTAGAGCATCAACAATTGGAGTTAAAGCGTCCTGCCTGCTGCTATTTCTTAGATTTCCATCGTGATTACCAAGAATTACGTAAGTTGGGGCAATATTTGCAAGACTTCTAAAGAAATCTGTAGCCATTTCTACAAATTCTGGTGATATTTGTGTTTTTGTGTGAGCAATATCTCCACAATGCACAATATAATCGATATTATTCTCTTTTAAATAAGAATAAATTTGTTTGAATACTTCTCTGTACTCAAAATGATACTTTAAGTTTCTGATATGAGTATCAGAAATATGAGCGAACCGCATCTATACTCCTTTTGCTATACTCTTATTATAGTGGTTGTTTTTTAGGAAGTCAAGTATTAAATTAATTTTTCTAGGATAGGCTGGAAAAGGTCCAAATTTTCTTTTAGAATTGTTTCATCCACTTTTGACAAGATTTCGATAGCTTCAAAAATCTCTTCGTTTGTTGGTTCACTCTTGTTGATTCTTGCAATCTCTTCTTGGATGATTTCGTTAAGTTTGTTCTTTGTGAGTTTCATAATATACTCCTATATTTCTTCTATCTTACCTATTAAATAGTTATCATTATGAGTAAAGTTAGCACTTTGCTTAAGTTTTTTAAATTCACCAAGTTCTACCTCTCCCATATCCTCTTTTTCTCCTAAATTAATTTTGAATACTTCTATTCCATAGGATTGAAAAAGTCTAATAAGTTTGTTCTCTTTTCTTTTCGCATCTTTATCGAGAGCGAAATAAACTTTTTTCGATTTTAGCATAATTTTTTGAAAAATGCAAGAGTTTTCGTTCAAAGAAGAACCTAAAAGTGGAATACTATTCTGAGATTTAAAACAATCAAACACACCTTCCACCAAAGTTATATCTTCATCCCAGTCAATCGCTAATTCATTAAAGATAATGTCTTTTGAAACTGGAGGATTTTTATACTTTATATAATCATCAGCAAATGTTCTTGCAATAAAGTAATTAAGTTCACCTTCTTCATCAAATGAAGGAACAATAATCCTGTTTTTGTATTCACCCTCAAGACAATATCCTAATTTCCACTTTAAAATAACATCTCTAGTTATTCCTCTTTTTCTAAGATAGTTTAGAGGCTGTTTTGCTGTAAGCGGTAATTTATTGGACGTTAAACTTCTAAATTCTTCCGGAAGCGCAATAATCTGCTTAACTTCCTCTTCTTGTTTTGCAAAGAAGATATCTTCAAATCTGTTTATTTCAACAAAATTAGTAAATTTTTGCCATGTGTTTATATTGTCTCTTGTGCCAAACTTCTTCACAAGAGAAAACACATTACGGCCAGACTTATTGCAAATCCAACACTTCCATACATTCTTTTCAACGTTTATAGACAGCTTTTTTTTGTGGTGGCGGCAATACGGACACGTAAAAAGATTCTCTGTTCCGTTATTAAATGGGCGACCCAAAAAAGAAGTTAATATGCTTAGTTTTTCTGCTTCCAAAGTTCTAATCCAGCTTTTGCGATAACCCAACTGTCAGCCCGATCATAAGAGCCGGGTTTTGGATTTCCATGTTTTGTATATTCTATCGCAATATCTGGTAAGTTGTCAAGAACATATTGCAGAACTTGTTCTTTTGCTTTCGTTCCTTTTTGGATTTTGATACCGCTTTGTTTTCTCGCTGAAGTTGCGGCAATTAAATGTGGAGATTTCCCAAAAGTGTTAAAAGTAATCCAAGAAATGATGCCGTTAAATCGGGAAAGTGTTGAGAGAACTTGAGCTGATGAGAAGCCAGACTTGAAAGAGTGCAGTGATTGTTCAATGTATATCTCCTCTATTTGATAATCATTTTCAATTTGTTGTAATTTTATTTGTATGAACTTGGCTTTTTCATATATATCTGGAAATTTGTTTTTGTTTCTCGTATCCCAAGCTTCACAGATTAATATTTTATCATTTTCATCTAATAATGTTACGCCGGTTATAGACGTGGAAATATCAAGACCTAGAACACATCTGTGTAATTTTGACAATATACCTCTCCATAACGGCGTCTCTACTATCTGCATGATACCATGTCCATGCATAAGTTTCTTTTAAATTTTTCAAAACAACATTTATTGTTTCTACTTCTTTTTCTAACAAATCTACATCCTTTTGTGTTGGGACATGCGGCTTTATTTCTAACTCTTTTGCAATTTGTAGAATCTGAGAATAACTCTCTTCTTCAACTGCAGCTTGAGCTTTTTGAAAAACCTCTGCTTGTTCAGCAGTAGCGACATCCGGATGTGTCTTTTTTGCTATTTGTTTGAATACTTTTTTTATAGGTTCCGGGGTTTCTTTTTTAATTATTTCTCTATCTTTGTTTTCATCCTCTTCCGGATATTCGCCTCTTTCTTCGGGTGTGGTGACTCTTTCGTTTATAAACCTATAAATTAAACTTTTTTGAGTTTCTGATAAGTGAGCTATCAAGCTCATAAATTCAGTATGAAACTCTCCCATGGCTTCTCTGGTTAATTCCTCGCAATATTCTTTTTCTTTTCTTAGATATTCTAGTTTATTAGTCAATAAATCGACTTTATATTGCAACTTCATTTTAAAAATCTAATTTTAACTTAAATGTAAAATCACGATCCTCCGTTTTCCTCACTGGTGTTGCTAAGGTTGCAACTCCCAACAAGTTATAGTGTTCATCATAAATACCGATTTTTGAAATATAAGTCTCTTTTTCAAATTTAGCTTCCTCATTGGCAAATGGAGACTTTGTAATATTTTTAATAACTCTTTCATCTTGCTCATATACACTTTCTTTAATTGAATCTGCTTGTCTTGATGTTTTTTGAACAAAAGTAGGATTATTAGAATAATTCAACTCATTTTTTTTTGCATGTGCAAACATTGTCATTGTTGGTATTTTATTTGTACCCTTGAATTTGAAAGAAAAACTGGTCTTTAATGCATCTCCAAATTCGCCGCCAGCTGGAGCGGCTGCATCTTGACCTGTTGATGGTAATCCTTGTCCGAAATGTCTCCATTTTGGAGTTTGGTCTGGGCTTTGGTCAGCATATTTTTCAAGGTGTTCAGGGTCGATATCCCATGAACCTGTCAATACAAAAAACCCCTCATTATAAAGAGCAACACCAGCAACTTTGCCAACATTAGAACCGGTAGTTTCTATAAGTTCACCATTTCTATTTATATCTTGTAGTCTGGCCTTATGAGAACCTGTCAAATAAATATCTAAAGAAATTGAACCTGGCTTGATTTCAGAACCATAAAAAATACTGGGTATTGTTATGATACTCATCTCTTGTTCTAATTTAACCCCTAGAGAAGAAGAAAATTGATAATGTGGGCTCATGTGTGTATATTCATTTAAAGTATTTTCAAGAGCGTAAATAAACTTTTTGTTATCTCTTTCCCCGGGCACTTTGGGGATAAAAATCTTAGAGAAACTAGCAGATAGCGGATACTTTGACTTTATAACATTGCCATAGCTAAAATCTGTAGAATATTGTGAAGTAGAAATAGTTTTAAAAGAGCCACCTGTTCCATCTTTTGTCACAAAAGGAAAAATAGATGTTGCAGTTTCCCATGGCTTATCTCCAGTTCCATTATCTATCAGCCTATTGATATTAAGTTCATACAAACTAATGTGACCTTGAGGAACATTTCTCTCTAAAACGTCCACGCCATCTACAACCCTAGGTATGTGCTCGTTTCTATTGTTAATGTAATATTTATTGGCGGCTATGATGACTTCATATTCTGGATGCGTTCTTAGGATATTGACCATAAGATCGTCTTTTCCAAATTTATAAGTAGCCATTTTTTAGTAGTCCAATCTAACTCTCATAGTTAGTTCGTTTGTGGGGTCTTTTCGTAGAGGTTCTGAAACTTTGGCAATTGCTAATAGTTCATTGTCAGAGGAATATAGGCCTACGCTTGTAATATAAGATATAGGCTGGTCTTTTCTTTCGTTTTTGACAACAATCTTACTTGAGTTCAAATATGTTGGATTTGAACTGTAATTGTAATCACCTAATTGAGCACGACACATATAAATTGTTGAATTTAACTCAACAGTATTATTAAAAGTAATATTCCTTATTCTATTTCTGAGCCCTCTTGCCAAATTTGGTATTGTAGCTGTATAAATTTCAGTTTTTGTGCCTGATAGCGAACCACCATTTCCAGAAGATGTTAATTCTAATCCAGTTCCTGGAAATTTGGCGGTTTCTAGAAGATTGTCATTAAAAATAGAGGAGGTCAAAACTACAATACCGGGCTGATAGAATATCAAGCCCACTGGCAAACTAAGAGCTTCTGCTGTGTCAGTGCCTGGATTACCGCCTGTTGCTGTGTCGACAATCCCGTGTTGAGCGGCAGTACCGCTGTCGTCTGAGCCCGACATATAGAGAAATCCATATTCACCAACAGTGGCATTAACTCTAAAACTGTCCGCACCGTTGTAAGTTACAGTCTGTCCTTTTTCTGCGACCGCGACATCTCTTATTACTGCAGAACCTGTAAATGGATTAGTATAACTTCTAGCAATTCCCAATGTTAGATTAAATGTGCCCTTTTTAATCTCATCTTTGACTAATAGTCTAGAGAAGTTAATGAAGTAACACTCGTTTATTTTTGTGCCGCCGGCAGCAATATTTCCATCTTGGTCAAACTGGATACCGTAATTTTGTCTCTTTTTGCCACTACCAAGCGAACCAGAGGTCACAAAGCCCATAAGCATTTGACTATATAATTGATATATTCTTCCTTTATCATTTTTGCTTATAGTGTGTGGCGCTGAACTTCCTGTAAAGGCACCAAAACTTATATCCATAATATGATTTGCAGATGAACTAGCGTGAGGATAATCAAAAATTGATTCGTAAAGATTGTGAGAAAAGGTTTTTACATTTCTGTCACCATATATCGAACCAGATAAAATAGAGCCTGTTATTGGAATATATTCATGGAGCCTTGTTCTGGACTTTACAATATCGTTGGTTGTTAGCGTTCTAAAGGTTGTTGCCATCTTAGTAATCTAACCTCACTCTTAGAAACAATTCATTAGTAGGGTCTTTTCTTAAGGGTTCAGAAAGTTTTGCAGTTGCTAAAAGTTCATTATCAGCTGAATATAACCCAATTGTTGTGACATAGGACCGAGGAATGTCTGATTTTTGTTCTTTGACTCTTATTTGACTTCCGGATAAATAAGTTGGGTTTGAACTGTAATTAAATTCATTGTGATTCATTCTGCAGAAATATACAGTTGAATTTAGTTCTGTTGTATTGTTAAAACTGATACTTTGTATCCTGGACCTAAGAGCAGAGCATGCTTGGTCAATTGTGCCTCTATCTACCATTCTTGCTGCAGTGGTCTGATGGCTGGGAAATTGTGTAAGATATACACTTGAGTCGGTAATCGCTGGTTCGCCGGCTGGAGACCCATTTAAAATTCCATCTTTATCCTGCGTAAAATCTGGAGCATTCGGATTACCTTTTTTGGAAAAAATCTTGGTATAATCTAACACAACAATTCCTGCTTGATAGTATATCAAGCCAACTGTACGGTCAGCCGCAGGAACACTGTTATCAATAGCGCCATCGGTTCCATCTTGAGCTTTAAGAAACCCGTATTCTCCAGCTGGTGAGTTGGATCTAAAATTATTAGTCGCGCCATCGTCAGTAATTAATATCCTGACATTGAAAGCTGTATTCAACTCTTCCTGAACTCCAAGAGTTAAGGAAAAACTACCTTTTTTAATTTCATCTTTTACCAATAGGCGAGAAAAACAAATAGCTGCAACATCAGCTATTTTATCTGAATGGTCTACATTGGCGGTTGCAAAATTTCCATCTCTATCAAATTTTCTAAGATTTCCGTTTTCATCGTATCCAACTAAAATCTGAGATAGTTGGTTATAAACATTTAACTTTTTCTCAGCTTGAGTATCCACAAGGCTGTTGCCTTCAGTATAAACACCAGCATTGCTCATTGAGCCGGTCTTAAAACCAAAAGTAATGTCAAACAAATGATTAGCAGATGAACTAAGATGTGGATAATCGTAAACAGATTGAAACATACCATGACTATATGTTTTAATGTGTGGCTCTGCTGAGCCTGTAATTATTGTTTTGTTCCCATAAGAACCAGATATTAATGAACCTGTTATTGGTATAGCTTCGTGCATCAAGCTTCTGCTGCTTGTTTTGTCGCTATTTGTGAATGTTTTAAAAGTACTAGCCATTATTTAAACCTTTACGATGGATTCGTGTTTCTTATAAAGCGCACTGGGATATCAATGCTGTATCCAGTTGTCACTCCTGTAACTCTAGCTATAGTGTCGATAAAGTCACAATTAGCCACAGTGCCTCCGCCACCTATAAATGAGACGCCACTAGAGCCTAATTTTCCTAACTTGCTATACAAACTTGTTGACGTTTTTGCTGCTTCTGAAGCAACTAATCTAAAGCCGAATCTTGTGCCTAAAGGACCTTGATGTACCAATTGACTGGTATCTCTACCTAGCTCAACATCGACAGAAGTCAATGTTCGTATAGGCGTAACATAATCTGTATCAGATGTTCCAAAAGCATAATGTGCAATATTATCGTCATCTATGAATATCGGCGTTTTGCGGCCAGTTGCATTTCTGTGAGGGACAATATCATCTAAATTACTTTTTGGTGATAAATTGGGTGCAGCAACTCTTGCGATTCTGTGGTCAACTTTCAATATAAATTGTGTTTCTCTTAAATCTGGGTCAATTGGCGCTGTAACATCTTGGTCCTCATTTGCGTCTACTATACCCTGGTCTAAAATAATTGCATTTTTAGGGTATCCATCGCCGCCATGGCCATACATGACACCATCCTCTTCAGTGGCTGCAACTTTATCGCTATCAAATAGTTTTTTGTTAGCTACAATAACAAAGGTATTTTTGTTATCGCCAGAGGCAACAAAGGGAGAGTGCTTGGTATTGATAAGAATCTTTGGTAGATAAAGGATATTTGTTCTACCAATTGTCATTAATTTAGATTTCATGACAGACGTATTGTTCGTGAAGGCCTCAAAAACTGGAGTTTGTAAAATTTTTAAATCTTGGTATGCTGAGCCTGAAGTGTGGTTTGCTTCGAAAAGACCATAATTAATTTCGTCATCTCCTAGAGCAAACTTAACAATTTTAAAGTCGCCTCTAGCCATTCTCATTCGACCTGTATCTGTTAAAACTGCATCGAGCAAAATGTCGCCCGAGTTATCAAGAAATGCCATATTTTTACCTCTACTTATGTGTTATTAATACTATATCTCATTATAAATAGTATTTTTAATAGTAATTTTCTTTTTTATATTTATTATATTCTATCAACCGCTTGAGTAGCCAGTGCCTCCTCCTCCGGGTGAGCCACCACCAGAACTGCCTCCCATTCCTCCACCTCCAGGCGAGCCGCCTCCAGATGAACCGCCTCCAGATGAGCCGCCGCGGCTGGGGCCAGCAGAAGGTGTTGGATTAGTTATAGCACCTAGTCTATTTTGTCTAACTGTGTCTGCAAATCTTTGCACATCTTCGCCCATTATAATTTGAGCATTTTCTAAAAAGTTTGCAATGAATTTTTCATATTCTGGGCCGAAAGCAGTATTCATTCTTGCAAAATCAATATTAGCACTTAAAAGCTGAGTTCTAGCTGCTTCTGCGAGAGTTGCCGGGTCTAAGATTGTCTCATTATTGACACGTACATCTTCTGTAAAAGACAAATTCAAGTCAATTTTCTTTTGCGAATGTTTAGATTTAATTCTTACTTTAAACCTCCTACCTTTAGTAAAAATAGAGCCCTCCGGACCTGAATTTCTACCAAAAGAGCCCATTTCAGCAACATCGCTCGTTGAGGGGTCATCACCCATTTCAAAAGACCTCTGATTACTGGATGCCCTGATGAAAAGAAGCCTCTCAAACTTATCGATAAATGTTCTTTGAGCTTTTGGAAAACTGTATGGCCTAACGTCTAAATAACAATAATCTTCATGGTCAATTATTTCTACCTGATAAACTATTGAAGGATTAGACATATTACCACTTTTATCTATCGCTCTAAATGTATAATAATATTTTATATTTGGAACTACATAATCATAAAAATCAGTGGCTGATGCGTTTTCCGATGGAGCTGTGCGAATCATTCTTCCTTTAAAATTTTCATAACTTAGCGGTGCGGCAGTAGTTCTAAAAACTTCGTAATTTGTTGGCAAATCATCACTTTCATAAAAAATAGGCTCACCAGCAGGAACACCCTGTATCCTTCTCATATCTTCTATTAACGCACTATCTCGATCTTCTATCGCTATTGGGTCCAAACGTCTTTCGCCACTAGTTGCTTGTAGACAAACTTTGAACATATTTTTGTTATCTTTCAGTGGATAAAATTTAACCTCTGGAAACATTGGTGGTCTGTCAATAACAATAATTTCTTTCTCTAGATATGGAATTTCTACAATTTTATAAATTGGCATAGAATTCACAAACAAGCTAACTTGGTTTTCTTCCAGTCCGTAAGAGTGCATAGCATTTACTTCTTGGAAAAACTCTATACGGTTGCCGCTCGGGCCACGGGTGAGAGATGTTAACATAGAACCATCTTCTCTGGACAGTACACTGTCATATTTATATTGGGTTCCCACTACAAAGTCATATGCATAAATTCTATAAATATATCTTTGACCGAAGATAATTTGACTATCAATAAAATTTATATTTTCAATACCATCACTGTCCATCATATAAAAACTTTGTACAGGGGTGGTTTCTACTCCGCCGTCGTTATCAACTTTATGTTTATCAATTCGATAACCAAGAGTTTCAGAATGCGCGAACATCTTACTACCATCTATCAACTCTTTGTAGCTTCTAAATAGTGACCTATATTTTGTATCTATTTTGCCTTTTAGTGATAATGCTTGTATTAACATTTTGAACTGATTGAAATTACTGATATCTGATTCCATTTTTAAAGGAAAATTCTTAATGTCTATTCCTCGCATCATTTCATCAATTAATCTCTGCTTTTCTTCTTTGTTCGAGGCGATTTGGTCTATTAAATCTCTTTGTGTCGATGCCCTGTTGTTAACAGTACGCTCAATAGTGGCGTTATATGTTTCAAAAGCCTCTCTCAAAGGGTACCGGCGGTCATCGCGACGACCCATAAAGTGTGTGTAACCAGTGCTGGCAGTCGAAAGGTTGGCCAAAAATCTAGAAATACTGGTGGCGTCGGATAAATTATCAGCATTAGGGTCCTCAACGTTTCTCGAATATTGTTCTTCCGGAAGAGCCTCGAATAATTCTCTGATGCGTGTCCTAAAAGCGGACTCCAATTGGGCCGCGGCCATGGCTAAATCATTGTTGTCCATTTCTCTAACTTCCTCAACTGTTGCTACCTGACCACCGGTATTTCTTATCAGAGATTTTTGAAGAGTTTGTTTATCTTCATAGACGTCACCAAAAAACATGTTTAACCAGTTCATAAAATTAAAAGTTACTATCTTGTTGCCATCTGTGCCTTCAGAAATTGTTAGTTGTCTTGCTCCGGATGGAAGTTCTCCAGTCTCGTTTGATGTACCTGTAATTACCTCTGCAAATGGCTGACCGTTGGTTCTGTCTAAGGTCTCTTGTGAAAGAAACTGTAGAAACATTTTGTCTAATCCTGTTACACTAAGCATTTCTGCCATCGGAGAACCTTGATTTGTTCCAATATCGAACTCTACATACATTGGAACTTTTACTTTAAATTCATCATTAACTGACTTGAATTGATTTACATCAGAAGCAGTAAATAACATTTTTTCAAAGAGTCGGTCACCTTCAACTTTCTGCATTTTTTCATAAAAATCATCCTGTTCCTCTCTGGGTAAGTCTTTTACTTTATCTAAAGTGCTTAGTGTATAAATTGAAGGTAAGGTCACCTCTCTTTCACCTTGGGAATTTCCATACCTTCTATATTCACTAGTTACAAAATTAGATTCCAATCTAGTAGAAACGGTTAAGTTCTTCATAGTATTAATTTTTTCAACTTCCGTATCAAAAAACGGCATATCAGTTACAAAGTCAAAATGCTCATAAACCTTATTTGGTGTTACCATATTAATGTGATTATTTGGAAATTTAAAAGGATACCTACCGATGCTCTCTCCAAATATATAGCTAGATATATTTGCAAGTGCTTCAGTGATATAAATCCCGCTATAGGAGCCGACCCTAGCTATGACAGAATCATTAGATTCAACATTAGGATTGAACATATTCACTTCCCTAAAATCAAAAGTAATCCTTTCTTTCAGGCCAGGGTCACTAAAAAATGGTCTACCATTTATATTCGACATACTACTCACAAAGTCGTTTGAAACCGATTTAACACTAACTTGAAAGGGGAACTGATCACCGAATGTTGCGTGTGGGTACTCTAAGACAAGGCCTTCCGCATTACCTATCTCACCTTTGTTGTTTGAGGGCCTATGTTGATAAATCACGGTAGAATCATTTGACCGCAACCTTGGAGATTTATAATAACCCCCCAAACAATACATTAAAGGGTCAACAGTGTTGTATGCAATAGAGTGATTTCTTTTTGCGGTGTCCATTGCGCCCATTGTTAGGCCGGCGCTGGTACTTTGGCCATCAGGCATAGGTCCGTATTCTTCATCAGCCTCAATATCGTGCTTAAATTGATATTCATCTTGATATTTGTGAGCTTCTTGTGGATATCTTATGGCAAGTCTTTGAATATCGGACGTACTAGATACATTGCGGGTGTTTTCCCGACTAAACTTCTGATTTAAATGTAGCAAAGCATTGCGTCCATTGATGAAGTGTGTAGATAGCATCATGATTTTTTTTCTAGACACTGCCGAAGTTGGTGCTTTGATTGTTTTGTCTTCTGTCAAAAAGTTACTTGTGGGCTCTATTGGGCGTAAGTCTTCGGCTGGACCTTCTTCGTCTTCTGCATTTTGCTCTAGAGTATTATTAGAACCGACGTCGGCGGGGTTGACCGGTTCACCATCATCGCCTTCGGTTTCATCGGCCCCGTCGTCGTCGCCGTCCGGATTTATTGTAGGGTCGACTATTTCATCTTCAAAACACTTATCTACCATTTTTAGTTACCACCTCTCATCAAAACATATTTTGTAGCAACTGGAGCTTTTGACAATTTAGAATAACCTATCTGCATATCTTCATTTTCATATTGCTCCAAAGACAATAAAACAAACTCATTCTCTGACAAGCCTAGATTAGTTATCTGTGAAGGAAGCATAGGAATAAAATCTTGCATATCCGGATTTTCATCTGTCTCTTTAATATTGTCGCCTGTATTAACGTTATTTAATATGTTAATTATTTTAAACGTATCAAAAACTACTCTCGTTTTTGGCTGTTTTGTTGAATACGGGTGACGAGGAGTTAATGTAAACTGCTTTATTTGAGCTGGAAACTTTTCTACTACAGGCTGGGTGACCCCGGGATAGCCAACATCTATTCGCAAATCACCATAAAATCTATCATGGTCGGTATTTAACATAGATTCAAACAAATTAGAAAATTTTTCTATTAGTTCTATGCCGACCTTCGAGCCAGCCGCTCTCACTCCTAACTCAGACGTAAATTTATTTTTCATTTCCTCTATAAAAAACGTTTTTTGTTCAGATAAATTTGCTAATTTTGATAACTCATTTATAAAATTATTTGAATCATCACCTCTTAAAACATCACTCAAAAGTGCTGTTGGCATAGGCATATGGTCAGCATATAAAGATATGCCTAATTCGTTTGCAAATTCTCTCATTGATTCAGTATACATTTTTTCAAATTGTCTCAGAGATTTTTTAATATTTGTGCGTGCAAAATTATCTTTTAAAGTACTAACATCAATTTTTTTCTGAACAGGTATCGGCGTTTGAAAATTGATTTCAGACAAGCCAGACTGATAAAGTGATGATGCAATATTTTTCAAATCTTCGTCGCTTAAACCAATTCTAGGATTTTGAATAGCTCTAACATTTATTGGATTTTGCTGTTCTCTGTGAAATATAAAACCTTCAGGCTTGTCTTGAGGAAAAATTAATGATGAGTTAAAGAACATAGGTTCTAAAACTACTTCGTTTTTCATGGCCTTCTCGTACTGGCCTGTCACAAACCTGTCAGCTGATATATCAATTCTTTCGCTTAAATCATTAGAAGTTACAACTGGGATACCATACTCACTACCGGGGTCTTCGAAAATATCTCCAAAATAAGCTAAATTAAAATAAGACCTAGTGTTGTCTGGAGTAATGTATTCCGGAAAAAAATTAGTTATTGTGAATTGCCTTGAAGGGCCAGTGTCATTTCCTGTGCTTGTTGCTGAATTTTCAGTATACCTATGACTTGGTATATTATCAATATCCAACAACAAACCATAATTCGTTTTTAAGTGATTTAAAAACCTTAAAAATGTCAATTGATTATCAGGACTTGCGCTAGAATTAAAAGGACTAAGCAAGCTTCTGATTCTGGCCCGGTCGAGTAGAGTTACTTTTCCACTAGTATCAAATTCTGCTTGTGCGTCATAGTCTTCCCCCTCTTCAGCGATGGCTGCAGAGTTTGTATTATATAATATACTCAAAATTTTGTTTACTCTACTTACAATGTTGTGCAGCGCTGTCTTTACTAATCTTTTTGCGTCTCGCGCTGCAGCGATTGTGGTCATTTCAAGCCTGATAATATTATTATCGCGATAATTATCTACAAAACTTTGCCAAACAGAGCTTGTTCTATCATATTTTCTTTCGTAAGAATCGTATGATTGATAGCTCGTTTCATATAAGGTTTCGAGATAATTAATATCTATTAGTAATTGCTTGTATTTATTTAAGTAAAATTCTTGTGTATTGTCGATAAAACCAATCTCAACATAATATTGATAAGTTGCACCACCGGACCTATCAACACTAAAATCAGTGCCAGTAAAAGATTTTATAAACTCATTTCTTACATTGTTTTGAGAGGTTCTTAAATTTATCTCTCTTAATGTGCCCTGTCTTACTACAGAACCTCTACTTTCTGTATCGTCGCGGGTATCTGAATTATTTGATATTTGAGACGTAAAACTTGCAATAGTAGAGCCTTCAATTTGTGAAATTTCAGCTACAAGATATGGAGGCTCTTCTTCATCTAATCCCTCATGGTCTGCATACCCAAAACTGTTGGTACCTGCTTTTCTAGTCTTAACTTTTCTTCGAAATACCTTAATTGATGGAGCCACCATCTTTCTAACCGCATCCATAGCATTTATAGTGTCGCCTGTTTTAGATGCAACATCCAAATATCTATTTACTTTGGCAAAGCGACTATTTCTCATATATATATCAAAAAAGTCAATCATAAAAAGATAGTTAACATATCCTTCAGATGTTTGATCTAAAATCATTTTTCCATAAACAACTGAATTTCCTTGTGAAAACTTTTGCATCTCAACATTTTTGTAATAATTTATGAATCTACTTTGAGCTGATTTGGGATTCTCACCTGAAAAATTTGGTAATGTAAAATTTGCTACTTCATCTGTTCCTGAAATCAGCGAATAGTCATTGCGTTCATCTTCTACTATTTCCTCTCCATCAGCTCCTAGTCCTAACTGACTCCAATCTTTAGAAATCACTCCTCGCATATCTTGAACTTTAACGTTCCTTACTATTCTTCTTGTAAGCTTAATATCTAGAGGATTCTGTGCAGTTCCAGCTTGAAATCCAATGTAACCACCTTCGTTTTCCAAAGTTCTTTCGTGATAATTTCCAGTCCATATTTTTCTCACAAGTTCACCGGTTCCAGGGTCTGCTTCAAAATATTCCATTATATTGCCAACATCATTAGCGCTACCATTTTTCAAGATTAAATCATATGTTAAAACAGAGCCAATCTTATCTGCAATACCTATATCAAAATTATTTATATTTTCATCTTCAACTAATTGTTGAAAATCGAAAATGGAAAAAATATAACATGACATAAATTTACTTTCTGCAAAATTGCTGTAAAACGGGTCTGATTTGCTTATTGTAAATGTTTTAACTGCTGGAATTTGTATTATTGCTTTCCCTTCGCTATCAACAGTTTTATACTTACTGAGATTTCGTCTTATTGAATCGGTATCATTACTTCGAGAATCAGTTAAAAATGAGCCCATACTAGCATTTATCTCAATAGGAAAAATATAATCACCATATTGACTCCTAACATTAGTAGTGTTATCAATGCCACTGACCCAATTAGAAACTACTGCTGTTGGTGACATTTTTCCTATTTCAACACGCTGAGCGTTAGAGACTGCACCTCGTCGGCGTAAGTCTTGCATCATATGTGAAATTCTTTTTTCTGGATTTCTTATTATATTATAAATATCTTGTTCAGAATCTGCATTTGTTTGTAAAAATATTGAATATTTTATATATTGAGAAAAATCATAATCAGAGCCCCAAAATAAATTACCATTTTTATCAACGGTATCAATTGCTGAAAGCTCTAAAGTTACTGACATTTCGCTACTGTTCTCGTTCAATATAATTCCATGAGTTTTTATTGATGGTAAGTAGCCCAACATGTCTTTCATTGTGCCACTCATTACTTACAGTCCTCCGGATCTTGATTATTTCCAGTATAAGGTGATGCGCCGGCTGAATCAGCTCTGGTGGTTGCAGAACTGCCGCCTTGCTCATCAAACGTGCTCATATTGGAGTTCCTAGAGTTATCAACATTCGGAAAACCCTTCTTAATAACTTCCGGAATCTGGTTATCTGTCATAACCTCAAAATATTTGTTTATAAAGCTCTGTTCGGGGTCTGTGCTTGGGAAACCAGTTGTATTTTCTAATTGTAAAGGAACTAATTCTTCAGTAACATCATCAGGAATCAAATTTCCTTCGCTATCTTTTCTTTCTTTTCGTTCTTTTGTAACTATTTCATAAATCTCAAATTCAAAATTTTCTTTTGTATAATCAACATTTGATTCTAGCAAATCTATTGCCAAATAGTCTCCTTTAAGCTCTACAATAAAATTACCTTCTGTTATATCGGAAGGATACATATATTCTTGCTCTTCACTTTTTCCTTCACTTAAGCTAGCAACCATTTTAGTAGCAGTGTGCTTAAGATTTACATTTATTTGAGGTATTTCTTGTACATATCCTGAGCCGGTATAGTGATTTATAAAATTATCAGTATCAAAACTAGCTCCTGCTGATTCCATAGTAAAACTAGGCGCTTTTTGAATATCTAATTTTGTATTACCTAGCTTATACTTGCAAATTGTATCTCTATCTTCTGAATTCTGTATACTGTCGCCATAATAGTCTTTCATTTCTAAGATTTCGTTATCGCCCTCAAATATTTCTTTATTTCTTTCATTAATTTTTGTTTCTGGGCCTTTTGCTAGCGGATTTATCTTCAAATATTGCATATTTTCAAGTATTCTTGTTTGAATACTATTTTGTGTCTCAGTAAGACTAGCATATGCGCCGTCATATAGCACGTTATCATCAAAAAAACAGTAATATGTTGGTTTGAATCGACCAGCAGCTAATTTTTCTCTGCCGTAAGATGTCAATTGTATATCAATTACATCCTGTTTTTTGTTAAAAAACTTCATTATTCAATTATTACCTTGCTATCTATCTTAATTAGTTCTATTAATGAAAAGAAATCGTAAGGCCAGTTATAAGACGGTCCTTTACCCTCTACTATTGTAGGCGTAATAATATTTGGATTATTTTCTACAGCTTTTTTGAACAGATTTCCAGCTTCAGTGTCATACAAACTGTCGTCAACCTTTCTTAGGTAAGACTTTTCTGCTCTTCTCTTAACTTTAAAAACAGCCCATCTGATATCGTCTGGAACTTTCCTTTCCCCACCCATCATTTTTGATAAATCATGCATAACAACTTTATCTTGTGGGCTTTCTCCGTGTTTTGCAATTTTCGGTGGTAGATTCTGCCATATATTCATCAAATCTTCTTTATCTAATTCAGCTTCAAATTCAAAAACATACATCAAAACCCTACTTGCTCGTCGCGAACCACCAGCAATTTGTGGGGGATTACTTTGGCCATCATAACCAAAAGTCAGATAATCATATTGCGGTGGGAAAACATACTTATCTAACATTCTAGTCTGTATGACTAAAGGATGGTCTGCTGTTAAAGGCAGCGTTTCGGGGTCTACGCCTAACTTTTCTTGCGAGATTCTTCTAATAGCAGCATCGAGTGTATTCTTTCTAGCCTCAAATGGCTTCATACGCAGGCCTCGCGGGTCTCTGTAAAAAGGTATAGCAACAATTGCTTCTGAAATTATCTTTGTCTCTCTTACATTCCCAATAGTCTTTTCAGTGCGGTCAAATTTACAAAGGTCTATCAACGAACGCTCCCAACTCCGAATTTTACCATCAGCCATCCTTGCTTTATATCCGGAATTAATTTTAGAGTACTGATGCCAAAGGCCGCGAGATGATTGAATATAGTATTTTGATAAATCATTTGTCTTCCATGCGTATTCCAAACTAGATGTCACTACACTAACGGAGCCGGATACATTAATCTCATTGAAAATTGCAGGTGTATTATTGAAATTCAATACTGGCAGTTCCCATTTTGGCTGTATAACCCATGCCCTTTTGGTTTGATTCGTTGCATCTGATTGAGCTGTATTACCATTTGTATCTATTGTGATAGATTGTATTTCCTGAACTCCAAAAAGATTGAAACTAGAGTTAAGATACATTGCTTCTCTATAATTTGAATTAAGAACAGACCTAAAAGCAAAACCTCTAGGTAACATCCTGGCTTGAATTCTATTTCTTGAGCGCGTATTTCTAAAAAATTTATTTGCTAGTAAAAAGCTCGCCCGCCCTCGCGTTCGCTGGGCATCCACATCTCTAAAAATTTGATATGAACGGGTCGAATTAAATAATCTTGTAAGACCGGAGCGGGGCAAGGGCATATGGAAATAATAAAACAAATTATTACCCAAACCTTCCTGGGTAAAAACTTTCCTTAGTTGAGTCTCTGGCAAGAAGTAATCAGAAAATTTTCTATACAATTTTTTAGCTCTCCGACCCTTCAATGGAATATCAAACATACTTATTTCTGCCATCTGACCAACAAAGTTGTTGTTGTCTGATGCGTCAACAGCTCCACCAATCTTAAGTCTTAGCGGGTTTTCACGATTATTAGTATAATTTTCTAATTTAATAGGCGGGTTAGCCCCGGGGGACACCATTGTCATGGACCTTCCATAAAATGGGTCGTCAGATATTTCAGCTTCAGTTTCTGACAGGAACTTTCCGTTGATATAGAGGTCAAAAACCACTTTCTTAGAAGTTAAATTGCCAGCTCTTGTATGAGAAATAGACATGGTAAATCCAATTAAATTCCAGTGATTTCTTACGACTTCATGATAAGATTCTTTAGACATTTGATCATTTGTTGTAACAACATAATTCTTGTTACCACTACCACTTATTTCTATCGATGATTCGTTTATTCTAAAAACAAAAGAGTCACTTGAATTACCAAAAGAAAAAACATTCATTATTTCATTGTCACTCGAAGTGTTGTCCGAAGGATTAACCCAACAGAAAAATGAGAAATAATTTGCATTTTTATTTGTTATACCCTTAACAACCGGAGAAGCAACAGCCGTAGTTTCAGAGGCATTAGATGTCATGGAAGCACTTATTTTAGTAATTAATCTTCTATTGCCAACTAACTCAGCTGAATTACTTTGAAAATTATCTGTAAAGGTTAAGCATGCAAACTTCGTAAACCATATCCCCTCTGACCTGAATAAGTTGTCTCCGTAAAACTGTGTCTCATCCTCAGTGTTTCTTTGAGGATATATCAAAGAAGATTGTAAGCCATTCTCGTATGGCAAAAGGAACCTATATCTTGGGTCTCTGGATGTATCGGTGAACGACGTTGCAGTATCACCACCCGTTCTTAGATTTTCAAATTCAGAATCAAAAGCATCAGAAGCTATTTTTTGCAAATGTCTTTGTCCGGTTTCAGCATCCTCTCTAACAAAAAACGCATCTTTTACACGAAAAACTTTTGACATATTATCAGAAAAAGAATTTTCCATGGAAGATTCATTATAAGGAATTACTAACTCTTGACGACTTGAATTTTCATAAAAAGACCTCTTCAACAAAATAGAGTTATTTTGACGTCTATCAGTTTTATAACTTTCAATATTTGTATTCACTTCATAATCAGTAATATAGCTAGCTGTTATTTGTGAAACAATTTCTTCTAATGAATACTCCCTAGATTCTCTTGGAGTAAATTCAAACTCAACTGCAGTTGCATTGTTCTTTCTTAGAAACTGTGGATGATAGGGCTTAAATCCTGATTTAGCCACATAGCCACCGTTCTCTCTATATAATAAAGTATTTTCTACTGAAGGCCCAAATGCACTTTCTCTTTCATATACTGTTGTATCTTTATTCTCTACATAAAACCTCATTTTGTGCTTTCTGTTTGTATCTGATGGTTTAACATAAAAAGGCCCAGTTTCTGATTTAAAAGAAGTTAATTTTCCATCTTCCATAAAAAAGTTAACTGTTTCTGCTACAAAATTATTCATAGCTAAAGAATATTTTGTAAATGTGGCTACGTTATTCTTATTGAAACTAATTTGTCCGTCAACAGAAACCAAAGGAGAATAAGCATATAATAAGCTAGCACTAGGATGAGGTTCATTATCGTATATCGATTTATCCCCCAAAACAAAAGGGTTAATGAGTGCTTCAAATGGAATTCTGTCAGCTGACTCAACATCTAAGCGAGGGCCTGAACCGCCTTGAGTGGCTGCATAATTATTGTATGTTGCTAGAGCATGTGATTTTGTGTCATCGGAATCATTTATAAAAGAGCCCTTAACAGATTCGCCATATTCTTTCTGCTTAAGCAAAGAATCAGTAATAGTGCCATCTGCCAGTCTATCGGATTCTGAAATTGTTGACCTATTTTCAAACACAGGGTAATCACACGCAATACCTGCTTTTATTGAATTGTACAAAATACCTGGAGCAAAAAATGGTTTACTTAAAAATGATAGTTTCGCTGATGTCACTGAAGGGTTGGTCTCTATAGAACCACTATTATATTCTTCGGCAAATAGATTAGCCAATTGCAAAGTTCTATTGGCAGGATAAAAACCTTCATATGGCAACAGCTTCAACAAAGCAGAACAACGTAGTGCTGTCATTCTTGGTTGGCCTGGGAGCTTACCTTGCTTAATAACATCGAAATATTTCATAAAATCTGTAAAATGATGTGTATTCCAAAAATCTCCAAGTCGCGAAGACAAACTACTACCGGTTAAAGAAAGGCCGCCGCGGCCAAATGGGGCAGATGGACCAGCATCAATTCTTCTAAAATAATTAATTCCATCATCTCTAACATATGTATTCATATGGTCTGAAGCTTTATATTCCGATACTAACCCATAATCTTTACCTACAGCTCTCAATTCTTCTCTATATTCATTATAGTCTTTGTAGAATGGCTGCAAACCAGAAGACGAAGGAGCAAGCCATTTAGATTCTCCTGAAAGCCATTCGTTAACCTTTCTTCTGCTATATAGAGAACCTGTGGTGTGTACATATCTTGCTAGTGTTTCTATTCCAGTTGGATTTGAATATTTTCGGTCTTCCGTGTCGCCATAGAATCTAGATGTCTTAACTTGAAAAAGGTGTAATCCAGTTTTATCAAAATTTTCATTTAGTTGATTAAAAGGTAAACCAAATTCTACAAAACTGGAACTAACTCCCATGGGCACTTTGTTGTCAGCAGACGCAGTGTGTAATTGAGGGTTCCTACAACTATCACCTAAACCAAAATGATTTGCACTTATTTCTGCTATCTGCTGTTTTGTTGTTGTTACATGTTCATCACTGGTTGGGACAGAACTTACAGTAATTGTTGATAAATCTGCACCTAAATAATTGTTAAAAACTCTATGAGCATTAACATAGTTTGTAGCATCAAACTCTTCTGTACCTGTTAAGCCTACTTCATCATACCCAACAATATTGTTTCCTCTTACTGAAGCATAAGGTGTAAAAATCTTTGGCTCTGCAAAAGAAACACTACCAGTGTCTATTAGGAAAGCTTTGCCAATACCGGGTGACTCCTCGCCCGGAGTATATGAACTGGTCAACTTACTGCTATAAAAATTTAACAATTGCCATGGAGACGTAGATTTATTAAAAACTTCCTTAATTTTATCTAGAGCTGTCACATCTTCAAAGAAACTAGATGTGTTAAAGAACAAGCTTTCCCCAATCTGCCCTTCGTAAGAATCTCTATAATAAGTTGCAACATTATTTGGGATAGATAAAAATCCATTTGAAAGATCTGTGGAGTCTGTAAATTTGAACTTAGCTTTGTTTTTGTTCTTTGTTTCATCAAAACTAACAAAAGAACTTGAAGCAATTCCATGAGCATGACTAGCATCAGAAGTTAAAGATGTTGAAGATTTTGAAAATACATAATTATTTGGATTAGTTACAAAGATATCTTTAAGTAGCCAAGCATCGCGAGTATTATATGAATAAAAGTTTGCGTTTGTATTAACAGGTTGAATCCATCTAAAATATACATTTCCCAAACTAGCTGTAATTTGTGCTCTTTTAAATTCCCATTGATTAACATGCTTCTGTATAACAGCCGATGTCGATGAGCCAAAACCAGTATGTTTATTTGCGCTATAATTAGTTGTTTGAGTTCCAAACGTGCTAGATGGTATTTCTTGTATTGTTGTCCATGGGCCAGTTTTAGACGTGGCATACTGTAAATACATTCCAGTGGTTTTGCCATCCGTACCCATATTTGGCAAAGCTCTGAATAAATCAGCCCCAGACGCCAATGATTGAGAGGGGTGAACCATAATATTGCTAACTAACCAAACACTCTTATTGTGGGCTTCGGCGTTTGCATCTCCAAAAGATGCACCTTGGTCAGAACCCCCATCATGCATTCTTGCCAAAAGCCTTATTTTAACATAAGTACCATCAGCAACATTATGCACACCACCATGTCCTGTATTCACATTGTTAATATGTGGTCTCCAAGTAAAAAACTTATTTTGCCTAGATGCATTGCTGTCTAAAAAGCTTGTTGATTTCCATGTTGTTCCACCATCTGCAGAATATTGGAAATGAATTCTGTGATTTGATGCATGTTTTGGCATATCTGCAAAAGACGAACTATAATTAGCGGAACCGGAAACAGCATTACCAGCACGAGCGACCTTCATCGTTATTTGTAATGGGGTTTTATATTCTCTTGGAAATTCTAGATAACGCCAGTGGCCGACATTAAACGCATTATTATAAAAGTTTTTAATCCCACTAGAAGCATACCCGGGTATATTTGCAATTGGCAAGGAAACGCCACATAAAGCTACAGCTTTTTCGTATGCGTGATAACCTTGAACACTGGATGTTTGAAACACTCTGACCATTTCATGTGGTCTATCATATTTGACTGTAGTATCTAAATATCCATTAGTTTTCCAGTGATTGGCAAGGTGAGTCGGTCTGCCTGGCGGAGAGCCAATAGCAGACCCGGAAAAACAATAAAAATGAGAATCATCAATTCTTAGATAATTGTTCATCCTATTTTCGTGACCGGTGGCACCAACTGATTGAATCTTATAAGAGATACCACATGGAGTTGGAAATGACTTATTTAAAATAGCGTATCGACACCTTTCGCTAGTAGGATTATCTGGTACGTCACCGGGCTCGATGGAACCACTGATAAATGCTAGCACTTTATCATTATAATCATAGGTGTTAGGGGTTTCAGCTTTGCTTTGATGATTGGAAAAACCAATATTTTTAGGTTTTTCCTTTGCTGTTCGATAGCCATTAAAAGAATAGTGGTCAGCACTAGCTGTTAACCTTTTCGCATAAAACACAGGACCACCGTATGGTTGAGCAGCAGCGTGAGTGCCATTACTTGTATCATAATTTAAAATCCATTTGCCTTGAGCATTTCGATTTGTAGCCGTTCCAGAACCAATATTTGGCTCTGCAACATCGCCGGTAGTATTGTGTGTATAAGTAGCAAAATCCTCAAAGAAAGGTCCTTGAGCGCCGCCGATGACTACGTTTGGACCCAAAGCAGTTAACTGATAAGGACCCGCATCACTTATATTTGGGTAATAATAAGTGTCAGCAGTTCCTGGCTCCTGGTCGTAGAGAGATTCAGCTGTTGGTTTCTTATAAACATAAAAGTTATTTTTGCTTCCAATATATAATTCTCCGGTATCGCTCAATACTACATCTTGACCAAATTTACCATTAATAAAACCATCATCGGGAACTATTTTTTGAATTTCGGTCCAGACGCCAGCAGTTGAGCGATTGAGTATATGCACAGCACCAGCGTTTGTGGTAACAGTGTCATCATCGCGACGACCAACCACAGCGGTATCACCAGAAATACTAACATCAGTTATTTCAGCGAGAGTAGTGAGATTAGCAACTTGAAGCCAGTCACCTTCAAGTTGAAGCTCGTATATGAAAACCCCGGAGTTTACGCTGGCAACAATGAGTCGATTTCCAGATTTATCTAGCTCAGCCATCACGCCGAACATATCATTTTCTGTGCCAGGGCCGGTGAGTTTGACGGTTTGACTCCAAGCGCCTGCTTCACTGCGATTGAATATATATACCGAGCCGGCGAGAGAAGCTCCGTCATCATCGAAAGGCGAACCAACAGCAATAACATCTCCAGCTATAGACACGGACAGGCCAAAGTTATCATTTGCTGCAGCATCATTGGCGGTGAGTTTGGCGCTTTGCGTCCAATTGCCAGCGTCGTCGCGGTCGAAGATGTAGGCCGCACCATCTCCGCTATTTTCGCTGGGTGCGCCGACGAGCGCGGTATCACCTGACAGGCTTACTGCTTGGCCAAATAAATCATTTGCTGCGCCATCAGATGCTGTAAGTATTGCTTTTTCTGTCCAATCGCCATCTTCACCAAGTTCAAATATATATACTGCGCCGGCGTCTGTCCCGGCTGTGTCTTCAAGGTTATTACCAATAACTGCAATGCTACCATCAACAGCAACATCCCGGCCAAATGCGTCTTCGACAGCCACACCATTAGATGCTACTAGAGTCTGGTGTAAAACCCATTCAGAATTATCAATTTTCTTGAAAACATATACTTGTCCGCCAGGGCCAACATTCCTCGCTGGTGCGAAAACATAGTCTCCGGACGCATCAAAATTAAGGGGAAAACTACTGTAATTATGTGTTGAGTGTGATGTAAGGCCGAAATCTTGAGGGACAATCCTTTGGTATTTTCTATAATTTGTATACTTCGTTTCATGAGCATTGTTGTTGTCCGCAGTCTCTAAAACAGTTATCTTGAAGTTTTTAATTGCCCAACCATCGGTGCCGGTGGCAGAGATATGAGACAATCTAAATACGCAATTTCTATTGACAGGAATACTTGCGCCGGCTGATGAGCTTGTATGTGTATAATCAAAAGAAAAACTATTGTACGAATTATCTGGTATTGAATCTGCTGCGATTAATTTTACAGTTTTCCATCCTATGTTTGATATAGTGCTGGTTGTTGACCCGGTAAAATCATTATAAACTTTTGAGTACAGCCCATCTATCACACTTTTTTGCAAGACTTCAGATGCTTTAACAGAAGAACCCAAGCCATTTCCCAAGCTAGATGTTGCGACCGTAATCAGGAAATCTTCACCAGAGGCTGGGCTAGAATTACTCAATCCAAACGCATTGTTATTGGCACCGCCCTTGATTAAATCAAAAGATATATTAAATTTACTTCCATAAAATATTGCGCGGCGTGTTAACTGAGAATGGTGGAGTGGCCGGTGACCACCGGGGAGGAGCGTCGCGAGAGAATTATCCCCAAGAGCAGCAGGGTGGTTTCCATTTTCTGGCGATAATATCTTATCATAGGCCGGTTCCATCCATTTGATTATTGGCGAACTACTCCAAAGAGAACTTTGTGCGAAAGCACCCAGAGCATTAACACCGTGAATATCATTGTATGTAGCAACGTTATCATAATCATGTGGAGCATTACTATTTCCAAAAAGAACTAAAGCTTTAGTGCCAGCTTCTGCAACAGTTGGTACATGAGAACCATTCCCGCTATGAGCTTTTACAACTGCTCCCATGTGGAATTGTTCGCCAGCGACGGCGCCGGTCTTTCCAAGGCCTAAAATATTTTCTACTATGCCGCTAGATATCCAATAGGACGAGTGACTATCTGCTTCTTCTAAATCTACATCATATGAAAATGGAACGTAAGAAGTAAGACTATTTATCGCGCCGGAACCGCCGCCAAAGAAATCATATTTAGTCACACCACTAATTGAAGTGGTAATTGTTGTGTTGCCAGTGGCTCCAGGAATTTGTTGTACAAGGCCAACAGTACCTTCCGACGCGGACTTGGTGGTAAGTTCTGCTGCTATAGCACCATTATGACCTGAAGCTCCGTTTATAGCCGTAACTAAACTTGTATACGTCGTTGTAGCGCTACTTCCATCAATGGCCACAGAAACATTACCAGCTGATGGGGAGCCAGAACTTCTAAACTCATAAGTTTTACTCAATCCTTGAGTTGAAATTATTGTTATAGTATTCCCATTACTTGGGTTGCCAGTACTATATCTGATTGCACCTACAGCTTTACCGCCTTCATATGTAGAGGACTGAACGTTATTATCAATCGATAAATAAAATTTTCTAGTTCTAGGATCGTGTCCAACACCCACCATGTGAAATTGATTATCTGCAATATTGACAGAAGAAACTATATCATGAAGACCCATAAAACTAGCAGTTACAAATCCATTTCCGGATGAGTTTTTCTTGTAATGAACATCAACAAAATTATAAAGCCTAGTTTTTGCGAAAGAGCCCTGAGAAGCATGTGTGTTTCTATGTGCTAAAAGTTGCTGCTGGGGAATGAGTGCTGTATTTAGTGAACTTGTGAGCATTGAGCCCGTCTGACTCATAACAAATTCGTTAAAATGCTGCCCAGTTGGTGGTCGAACAAACTGGTTTTTTCCAGAGAAATTTATATGTTGCCTATTCGAACCGGTAATTGTCTCACCAGAACCAGATGCTTCGTATATGGCATCGATGCCAATGGCACCGCCGTTGAATGGCATTTGAGGCATGCCAAAACTCACCAAAGTTACATCATCAGAATCAGCCGCAATCTTAAAAAATCCTAGATAACCAAAGCTTCCAGTTGCGGAAGCTAGTGATTTATTTGCAACGGGGCCGGCATCATTGACAATTTTATCGAATACACCAAAATTACCTTTATCTTTAATCAAAGGCCAGTGATAATCTGTATGTGGCATGTCTGCAAACTGCAAATCCAAAGGAGGATTCATAAGTAATTGAGATTTATTGAAGTTCATTGAATAAATCTCTTCTTTCTGTGGCCACCTTCTAGAGTACAAAGCAGAAGCAGGAGAACCAAAATGTTCTTGATTGAATCCTAAGTGCCAGGTATTATAATCATTTTGTAATTCGCCTTCACCAAATTGGCCTTGCCCGCCTCGTAAAACAGTTTGACTACCACTGAATTGTCTAAAAGAGTGCGTTAAGTTTGTTGGTAGATTTGTAAAGTCTTTTCTTGCATCCAAAGGCCAAATACTAGAAGTTATCATTGTTACAACGTTCTTTACAGTGCGCTCAAGTCGGGCTGTACCCATACTATTTTCTTCTATAAACTTTTTATTGGAAGTAGTAGTTGATTCAACTTTTACATTATCAATCAACCAAATATCTTGTTTAGTGAAATTTGCGGCTGAATTTGCTTTGTCTGTTCTGCTGATGAATCTGAACCTTACATTACCTATATCTTCTGTTAGTTCATGTTCACCCAAATGCCAGGTGCCGGTGAAAGGGCGCGAACCATCACTGTTTTTAGTATTTGTATATTGTTTGAGAGTTATCCATTCTCCATCAGTGACTTTGTATTGTACAAATAGGTCTTTTTCTGCTTCTGGAGTTGGCCAAGTACCACCACCAGCATCAAATACATAACCATCATCATTACTGGTTGCACCTCTAAACGTATAACTAAAGTTGCATGGAGTCGCAAAATCCTTATTTAATACTGCAGTTCTGAACTTGTCGCGGTTATTGAGCGCTGGTGGGCACCCGGCGCCCTCAACAGCTATTACACGGGCTCTTGTTGAAGCCGCACCACTTAAAGCCAAAACCTTATCACTAGAATCTGCAACAGGGAGTTTGCGAGCTTGAATTCCCATCCCCGGTAAACCGCTAACAGCAGCAATATCTGACCTTACAGAGGTAAATTCAATCCCTGTGCCAACTACAAAAGAAGCACTGAGTGCCTGTCCCCCTGTCGTGGGATACGTAAACGCGCCACTGTTAGTATTAAAATCAACATCCAATAACAGGTTTAATTTATATATTGTTTGTCTATCACTTCTATTTTCTTTCCAAAAAGGATACATATATGCAGTTCTAGATCTAGTTCTTTCCCTAAATGTTTCATTTTCTCTAGGATAAACGTTTTCAGTGTAATAAAAAGAATCTGGTCTTGGCACTGAACCAGCCGGTTCTAAATTATCGACAAACAAATCTAATATTTCTGTGTCGTTAGTTAATTCGTTATCTTTTAAAAGATTTGTCAGGTTTCTGTTAGCAAAACGAGAAATACGATTACCATATGAAAGCTGACCAGCTAATAAAATATTGCGCCTGTTTAAGTTTGGAAATAACCATCTTGTTTCAAACTCTTCAGAATCTACTTCGTCCAACAAGCCATCAACTGTAAGCCCTGATTCTGCTCCAAAATAAGCAAAATTAATCGGCTTGAACCTCACACTGACAGGTATTTCATAATAATTTTTGACTTCACGGTCAAAAGTATGTACAATTGGCTCTCTATTCTCTGGCTCTCCCAAGTATACTGCCTGATTTCCAGGCATGTATGTGTTGAAAGTACGCGAAGAGGGCACTCTACCTCCACTACTAAGCTTACGATTCCTTACTTGAACTGTATATATATTCTCTTTTCGCAATACTCTTGCAATTGGATGTTCTCCACCGCGCATTTGCTTCCAAGAAGGATAACCGTAAGAACCGCCTCTGTGATGAATTAGTGCGTTAAGAACACCATGGGGGCCAGTGTAATTAGTGTTATTGGTAATTACAGTCTCGTCGAAGTTGTCAATTGGGAGGCCTCCGACAAAAGATTGATTAATATAATTTGCTTCTATATAACTGGAGAGCGCACCTCGATGGGTTGTAATGAATTCAGGGTATCCTAGAATATTCGAAGAAGAGCTTACTGGTTCAAAGATGTTTGTACTAATTCCAACGAAACTAGTTGGTACAAAACTGTGGTACAACGCTAGCTCCAATGGGTCGGCGCTATTTGCAAAAGAAAGCGGGTTAGAAGAGCCAAAATATCGATTGCCACCGTTTATATGCGAACCAACATCGCTTGAAGAAATAAACCTCAACTCTGTCTGGAATCTTGAAGTTGTGGCATCATGTGGCACTGTAAAGTTGTGCTGATATCCTGGAAAAGTTTGAGTTGTATCTAGTGATGATGCCGTAATCCAAGTATACTGTATGTCACTTTGTGGAATTGGTCTTTGAACAAAAAGATTATCATTGCGCTGTACTCTTGTAGGAGCAAGAGGTAATTCATATGCATCTTGCTCTGTTCTTGTGAATTTTGCATTTCTGTTTATTTTATGAAAAGAAGCAGGTGGCTTGTCGCTATAAACATCTCCAATTGCAGAACCAGACCTAATACCAAATCGCTGTGATTTTTCTGAAGAAAGTAGATTAAGCGTTTCTCTTTGCAAAAGATTTCGCATATTCATTGAGTTATTCGCTGATAATTCTCCAAAATCTCTGTCTAAATTAGGCCCGCCTCTATGGTCACCTGTTACTGTTCCATCACCATCAAACCTTACTGCAAATATATTCTTGACAACTTCTCTTTCTGGTTTTGCTCTCTCCAAGGAAGTGGCGAAAGCAGAAGATGTAAGTTCAGTGGATGTATCTTTCACAAAACCTTGGTTATTAATAGTTCTACCGGCAGTGTTAAAGTAATCATAAGGATTGTTGAAATTTCCTTGTATTACACTTCCTGTGACCGTTTGAATGTTCTTAATATTTACAGGACTCTTTGTCATTCCTTCGCGAGTAACCAAAACATTATTTGGACTTTCTGGTGAAGTGTGTTGTAACTCAAATCGGTTTGAAGTTATCTTGAGTTTATAACCTTCAATTCTATTTGTGGGGTCAGTTTCTAGCAGATTACCATGGCGATGAGGCTGACCACCAACGTGTTCTTGTGCGAACGGACCTTGTAGGGGCACTTCAGTAGTCGGTCCATATGAATCAATATGCTGATTTGTTATTCTAGCTTTTGTAACAAAGGCTGACAATAGAGGCTGGTCAATTGATGAGGACATGATAGTAAAAGGAAAAATCAAATCAACATCAGCATCTAAATATCCAGTCGTATTTTCTGTATCTGCTTTTGCAAAAATTCTGTGTTTCTTATTTGGAACAATTTTATCATTGCAAGAAGCGGTTGCTTGAATGTCTGTTTTTGCTATTGCTATACCGTTATCAGTACCAAATTCTACAGCTGCCTTATAAAGGTCTGGCAATTTGTTTGCTGTTGGGTTATTACCAGTACTCAAATCTCTGCTTCTTTCTACTCCAAAGCGATACGGTCTGGATAGTCTTCTTGTTGCATAAGTCGAACCTGAAACGTCTGTAACCCTTATTCTATTAATTGTCTCTTTTTGATTGTCAATCTTTATATCGCCAGTTCTAAGTTCAGCTGATGACCTAGGTGCTCTATCTTTCCACCAGAGACAATTATCAAACTCTTCTTTACCTGCACCGCCTGTAAAATTGGAAACTACAGTGTGCCCAATTGAATCAGTGTTTATTCTATTACCTATTGAGCCAGCTTCAGCTTGAGTAATCGTGACTGTATCAACCCCGTTTGAAACTGCAGTATAAGATGCATCTGTTGTGGCGTTTATAGCAACCGCAATTGCATTTGCAGCTTTTGTTTTCCCAGAAACACCACCACCGACGCCACTAAAGCCTACAACAGCAGTACCACCAGAGCCACCGCCTGAAGCTTGCGCTATGCCTCCATTTATAGTGTATGTTGTACTAGTGCCCCTATAATCTACTAAAGTAAACGTGTCTCCATGCTGAATGCCGCCGGCATCAGATATAACGATTGTAGCCGTAGCAGTGGCAGTAGCCAATGGAGCATGACCGTGCTCCCAATCATATAACAGCTCGTTAACGCCTCTAATACTTGGAAAAGGATCTTGGGCTTTCATTTCCAAAGTTGGAAATTTATGCCAATACTTATTTCTCTCTAGCAAGTGACTTTCTATCAAGGTTCTTAAATCATCAACCATATTCGCGGTTGCCGGTTTAAGATTTGCTATAATTGTACTGATTGCAGAGTCAAACCACTTATAATATTCGAGATATTTCTCAACACTTGGTGTATTTTTAACCCTCGAAAAGAAAAGGTCTCTTAGTTTTTCCATACTCTTGTATTCTTGGCGGTATTTGTTAACCGGTTCACCGATTAAGTTATTAAAATCAGTAATAGTACCAAAAAATTTGAGCATCTCAGATGAAATAACGTCATAAAAACTTTTTTCAACTGCAAATAATAGTTCTTGTGGTTTATAATCTCTTCTAAAATTTTCTAAATCAAAGTCTTCTACTTTAATCATATTTGAACTGTAAACTTGTTCAATATCATTTTTATTAGCAACATTTATATAGCGATAATCAACAATATCTGTGACACCAGGAAAACCGAAACCTAGACCAGGATGGCTTCTGTTGACAATGTTTCCTAAATATCCATATGCTGGGTCTGTCAAAGAGTCAGAACCAGAAGAATAGTCTTGAATTACTATTCCGCCGTTAGCATCTGTAACTCCGCCATTCTCTAAGTTGTTGAAATCCCAATGCAAAGAGAGGGTTTTGTACTTAGGAATATCTAAAATAGAACCACTATTTTCAAAAATATATGGTTGTTCATATACTTTATTTTGGCCGTAAGAAGAATAAATAGCGTGATTATTAACTTCTTCATTTGTTAACAAGCTCTGCCAATATCTTACTGAAGAAACCAACACGTCTGTTTGCCGCGTAACGCTACCAGTGTAATTGGTTCTTTTAGCGCCAGCATAAATTTTCTTTTTGTTTTGTAGTAATGCTTTACCAGCAGTTGCATTGCAAGTACCAGTTGCCTTAAAGCTATCGATTAATTCATCTTGGACATAGTGAACTCCATAAAACTCAATGGTATAAGTTGCTGGGTCTCTAGAGCCAGAAACTGCATCTGTGAAAGGGTAATCAATTGGCTTGATAGAAACAGCTAATGTCCATTTTTTATTATCGTATAAATCAACAATTGTATCAGATGTTATATTGCTAAACAAGCCGCTGTGAGACTTAAGTACAAATTTGGCATCCGGGCTTGCAGAGTTAACTTTTTCTACGTAGACGTCCATATCAGAAATTGTATTTCCGCCAGTCACTGTATTGGTTAATAATAAGGCCGGGTCTGCTCCAGAATTTGCAGCAAAAGCTGTAGTAATCGTGCCGCTAGAATCGTGAGTTAAAGAAATTTGAGTACCTGAAGCTACAGCTGTTACATTAACTGTTCCACCAGAAGAGCCATTTATTGCGGCTGCAATACGAGTTGCAAGAGTCTCTGAATTTCCTGATATTGCTATATCAACTAGTGCATCTGTACTGTTATCATTAGCCAGAGTCACTGTTCTAGTAGAACTGCCGTCGCCTATTGTGATTGTGTTGCCAGCATGAGCATTAATCATTCCTGCGCCAACGCGGCTGACAGTGATAGAAATTGTGTGAGTAATCGGTAAAACGCTAGCGTATGTGTTTCCTTTATTGTCCGTTGGTTCATGAAAACCAAAAATAGAACTTTCTGTAAAACCACCATCAACAAAATTTACCGAATCTGCTGCAAACTTCTCCGGAAACATAACGTCTGCTTCCATTGTAAAAGGTATTGTCTCAAAACCAGCAGCAATACAACTTCGCGCTCTAGAATCATCCGGATCCATTGAACCTGAAGATTGGTAGAAAGTCGCAGAAAAATTGTTAATATTATCGAAATCAATGAACGCTTCTCTTTTTGCTGTATATCTAGGAGAATCTTCAATTATGAATTCAGAATTTTTTCCGTAAATATTTAACTTTACTACTTCTTCATCAATACCAAAACAGCGAAAAAGATTTCTAAAGGACTTCTCAGTGCCTTTAGTTTTGTATATATGAGTTAAGTTATTATAGATATTTCTATAGATAAAGTTCTTAACATCTTCCAATTCTTCATCGTATTTTCTCTCGTTATCTTGACCGTGCAATCTTTCTAAAACTGACGCATCAGCAAAAAGCTCTGGTGTTAAAAAACCTGCAGACTCTAAAGCCTTGTGTATAAAAGGTGGTGGCTTTGAACCGCTAGAATGCTGAGAAGACCTAAGATAATCATTATACTCAATATTTTTGAGAACAGGCAGGGATTTAATTTGTAAAAATGCTGTATCAAAATAACTGGCTAAAATTTGTGTTAGTTCTAAAAGAAGATCTTTATTCGAACCGTCCTCTCTCTTCATCCACGTTGGAATAGAATTCCAAATCGCAGAAGTGTTTTTTAAGTCATGTTCTTCACCCTTATCTGTCAAAGTTTTAAGACTAGAAATATAATCTGGATGGTCGGGATATAATATTGGGTCCTTGAACTCTTTATCTGCTTTACCGCTTAAAACGATTGCAGACTGCGTATTTCTAGTGTATGAGTTATAACCTGTAAATGTAGCGTTTGTTAATCTTCCGGAATAATCTAATATTGTTTGGTCAATACTGGAAGTTCCTGTGATTCCTTCGTTAAATTTATAGTATACACCTAGAGCTGCATTATCGATATGTTTGTTAGTTCCACCTGCAACTTCGCGAAAATAGTTTCTTCCAATTTGTTCAGCTGTTCTTTTCTCTTTCCAGAATCTGAAATCATCCAAAGAACCGGACAATTTACCATAACCTCTCACTGTTGTTGTAGCGTCGGAGGCAGCAACAAGACCACCAATAACACCATTTATAGTTGTTGGAATGTGACCAAAACTTGTAATACTAGTAAAATCTTTTGTCTGATTGTGTACACCATCAACATACATATCTGCTATCAGCTTAGCATTGTCACTGTCATGCTTGATTGCAAATGAATAATGATGCCAATTGCCGTCACAGACTGTTGCAGTTGTAAGAGTTGTGGCACCAATCTGCTGAAAATTTGGCCCAACATTACCAGCAGCAGAACCAGATTCATAAGTAATGTGGAAAGGAGACCCGCCGCTGCCAGGGGTTGCCAACTCTATTCTAAATCTACCATAACCCTGTGTACCTGAACCTGTGCCAACCGTGTAAGCATCGAAAATTACTTCTCTTTTAGTTAAAGAATCAGAGACTAAAGCCGATTTTTTTAACCAAAATTCTAGAGTATTTCCGTCGATACCAGAAATCTTTAAGTTAGATTCTTGCTTTGCAGACGGGTCATAAACATTCTTTACAGTTGAGCCAAAGAAAAATATATGTTCTGGAGATGATGATTTTCCATAAACTCCTCCAAATTGAGACCCGACCAAACTACCCCAGCCGGTTGGAGAAAAGTTAACATAACCATTTGTTCTTGGATACTTATTTTCAAATAAAAACAAGTCTATATAGGAAGAGCTTGCTTGCCATTCTTCTTTTTCAAAAAAGGTGCCATCGTAAGGATACGTACTATAAACTCTTTTAAATGAATCTCTATAATATTTTTCAGCCAGTCCAAAATTAGCAAAATTGGTTGGGTCGGAAAAATCGACAGTAGGCATATATCTAGCTAAATTATCAACTTTTTGAGTTACAAACCTGCGACCTTCCGTGCTTCCGGATAATGCTGCTAATGACCTAGATTTGGAACTTTTTTGTTGGAAATAATCCTTATAACTCATTTATGAACCCTAAATTTAAACCTTTCTTTTTGTTCTGTGTACGTACCATTAACATCATACATAAAACAAATATTGTAAGTAAAATCTTCCTTCAACAGTGACATGTCGAAATCAAAATAATTGCCAAAATTATCGTATGAAAGACGACTATACCCCAAACTGCCGGTTGAATATCCGACCACTTCTAAGTTATCTGTTTCTCTTTCTATTTTATAATAGCCTTTTATTATTGGATATAACTCAGGCGTATTTTGTGCAACTGAATATATGTTTGGTTGCCAATTATTTTCTCTAACCGATACTCTGAATTTTATTCTTTCTTTTCTAGAATAGCTATCTTTCAAGTTTGTTATTGAGGTAACAAACTTATCTTGAGGTCCAATGCCAGAATTATGAATATTTTGATTCATTGTATAGAATTGCTTTATATTAACTGGGCATGTTCCATTATGACCCTTTAAAAGCCCTGTAGTTTCATCTGAAATCCACCATTTTTCGTACAAAGTAGATGATGTAACGTTTGTAGGCACAATAAAACTGGCTTTATAGGTGCCAGTTGCAGTCTTAGTGCTTGTTATGAAACTAGCAGTGTTCTGTAAAGTCGAAACAGGAAATGAAGTGCCAACATTTGCAGAAGAAGACGTAACAGTAACAGTACCAGCTGAATCATGTGTCAATCTGAGTGTAGAGCCAGAAACCACAGCTGTCACATTAACAGCTGTGCCGAACGTAGTGTCATTGATTGCTGCAGCCAATCTTGTTAGGGCAGTAGCAACAGTCGGATTACTCTCCATTTGAACTTGCGATGCGTTGCCGGCGGCACCGTTTTTGAACGTTACTACTCTAGAATTTGTGCCGTCATTAATTGTTAGTGTGGCATCTGCAATATCAGGGGAAGTAGCATCAATGTTAGATCCGGGAGGTGAGAGCTTCTTGCCCAATACAACGTCTAGCCTCACATCAGTCGTATCTGTGGCCAATGTTGACTTATTACCAAGTGTTTTATCTGTTGTCAATGTAAAATTTGGAACAGCAGAATTAGGAAAATCCTTTAATTGACCATTGACCCAGTTATAATAATATAGATTGAAAGTATTATCTGCATTACTTAATTGGCTATTTGCAGTTGAAAGCCTGGCTCTATCATCAAGAATTGAATTATCCCAACGAGCTTCAATCGCTGGTCGTTTGAAAAAGAATTCAGAACTTCTAGCAAAAAATTTCTTTGTATAAAAAGACCTCTGGTATGTTCCGTCTTCGTAGGCTCCCGACAAAAATATACCTAAACCAAAGTTTTCTAGCGCCGACTTTGATGCTGTCCCTGTTCTAGTTAAATTACTTAATAACTCTTCGACCAAAGCTGTTATGTCCAACTCAATATCTTCTGTACCTTTATCTATTGGAAATTTATAAAGGGGTAAAGTTTGACCAGAGGTGTATGCCAAACTCTTGAAATCTCCACCTGGAGTTTGCCATGGAGTGTAATTTGAGCCAGTTCTTATTGTAAAAAACTGAATCTGGTCGGGAGTTTGGTCAATTAATGTAGCCGATGCCGTTGGCTGGCGAGATATACCAGCTGTGGTGTTTAAAACCTCTATAAATCTATTGCTTGCATCAGCAGTTGAGAAGGAGCTTGAAAACTCTGTTCTGTTATTGATTACGGTATTAAAAGTTGTGATTAAAGCATTAATGTCTGCAGCAGAAGAGATATCTACACGTATATCAGCTTCAGCACCGGCATTTGGTGGTGAGTCATTGCCAGTATCAAACCAAAAATCATACCTTTTCTTTTCACCATCATAAAGAGATATATAACCATCGTCAAAATGAGACATGGTAGCTGATTTAAATAATATTTTGAGCCGCTGAGCAACGTTATCAAAAGAAGCAGTAAGCCAGTTTGTTACACCTTTGTGTGTGTAAGACTCCATATCAAGGCCGTATCCCTCGTCCCAAGAAGCCCCTGAAACTGGGAGTACTGTTAAGAAATAATTCGATGGTAGAGTCTGTGAATGTTCCGCATTGTACATTCTTAAATAAAAATTAACACTGCCACTAGCAGGTATACCTTCTGGTTTTGCCAACCCTACTGTTCTAGAAGAAGAAATTTCAGAAAGAGGGAAATCAATCAATATCCTTGATTTCTCCAAAGAACCAGAACTTGCTTGACCAAATATGGAAAATGTTTCCAAAATATCAGAATTACCCATATTTGCATCTGTACCTCTAGTAGAGAGGTTAGATTTGAAAGCATTTGTTATAGTTGTATCTTTGTTTATAAAAAACTTTTTAATACTCATTATTTAACTATTCCAACTATATCATCAAAAGGGTACTTAACTTCTAATACCATGTCACTTTCCACAGAAAGAATTGTCCCTTCTGCAGACATATTAGATTCTATTGGGTGTTCTACATCACTATAAATACCACCCACTTTGTTTATTAATTTAACATTGAGTACATCAATTACACCATCAACGTTCCTTAAAATTCTTATTATATCTGTGGTATAAAATGGTTCTCCAATTTCTTTTGGAATTTCTAATTCATCAACAATCTCATTTATGCACCTTATGCGGGCGTCTTCTTTGTTCACTTCTCTTTCAACTCTTATCTCAAATTCAATACATATATTAACTACAGATGCGTCTATAATGTCAGCAGTGTCGTTTATCATTTTAATATTATTTAAGTAATTTCTTAAATTATTTTTTAAAGTTTCGTTAGTAGCTATGAATTTTCCATTTGCGTCTTCCGCTAATACGTAGATTTTTAAATTTCTTCTACCGCTATCAACGTCTCTTTCTATAGAGCATCGCTTTACTGCGCCAAACTGTGCCGGCATAGAATATACAGCCGCTTTATAATCTTGAATTGTAACTGCTCTATTTTGCATAGCATAAATATCAATAGCGCGTCTTTTTATTTCTTCAGTTGTAGGAGTTGAAATATCTCCCAAGATAGGCTCCGGATTGTCTACTTCTATATTTGAAATAATGTATTGTCTGACAGCAAAATTTAAGTCTGATTGATTTTTAAATCTAACTTTAGTTTTAGTTATTTCTGTAATTTGACTGGTACCTACGTTGACATTTTCATTTGTATTTTTCCTGTAAGTAACAACCAAAGTTGTATTCGCCGGAGCAACTCCAAATTTATCAGTTTTTGTTATTCTTATTGGGTCAAAGGAACTATCAGTCACATATGTTCTTCCATCGACTTGCAAAGCAATATCAGCCGGGTCAACTAAAGATTTGTTTTTTAGTTCTTCTTCTGAGCCGTATCCAAATTGTAATACTGTCCTGTCTCTTTTTTGCTCTACAACAAACCTTCTAGGTACCGCAAATGGCTTAAAAATAGAAGGCACTGTTTCTTTATTATCTCCTAAGTTCGGTATTGCTTTATAAATAATATTTTGAGAAAGATAATCTACTTCAAAATATTCCTTACCTTCTGAATCAAATACTGATACAACTTCTCCAATATCGGTCCCTACAATTGTGGCTTTTTTGAATCTTTCGAAATCACCTATAACAATCTCTTCTTCAACTAATTCTCCGGATACAACTCGACCATGAGCGCGTAATAAATAATAAGTTACAACACCGTTGTCATCACGTTCATAAACCTCTCTATCTCCATATCCAGCAGATTCAAAACTTACATTTTCTACTAATGTAAACATTGTTCCATTGGTAGACTGCAAAGTTGTACCCGCCAGAATGATAGGGAAGTACGATTCATTGGGGCCGCCGGTTATAGTTGATGCCGGGACAGCGACATAAAAATCACAGATACCAGTTGAAGAAGGACTATTCCTGTATTTATATCCTAACTGATTGGCGTGATTTAGAACGTTTTCATATTCAATAGAAGTTTCTAAAAAGGATTCATTAACACTATAATCTAAATAAAAGGACAACATATCGCCAACATAAGCGACAGTATCTAACATTAAAGAACCAAAGGAGGCATCATTAAAATCTTTAAAAGTATTTGGATAATATCTTTTAGCATGGTCCACTAGGTCTTTTTTGATTGAATGAAAATCTCTACTAGTATATTTGACCGGAACTATTTTTTTTCTTGACATTGCTTTTAAAAATCCCTATTTTAATCTAAATAGTTTTAAACTTTATTTTCTGGTATGTTAATAGACAATACATCCTCTTCTGCTAGAGGATTTATATAGTAAACTATTTGTATATTTAAAGTGTTAATATTATTTTTTAAGTCATTAGTTCCGTCGTCAAAATAAAAATCTTTTAAACTTAAAAACGGCATGTACGTCTGTAGTTGAGTTTCGATACGACTTCCTATTTCTAGAACTACACTTCTGTCATTTGGCTCAAATAAAAACCGTTCTAAACCCACTCCAAAATTAGGGTCCATAATTCTCTCTCCAGGTATTGTTAATAAAAGCATTGTTAAATTTTGCTTAACAACATCCTTTAGTTCTTTTAGAGAAGTGTATGGCCCTTCTATAGGGCTAAGAGTAAGTGGTAATTTTGGTGATAAACCTGCCATATTTTAATTATCCTTATTTAACAAGAATTCTCATCTTTTTCTGTATTTGGTACACTTTCATCGCTTGTTCTATCACATGGATCAGATTCGCCACTTGCGCTAGATTCCGGTGAAGATACTCCTTCATCACATGGACCTGGCAACATATTATCTGGAGTTATACTCTCATTTGCACATGTGGTCTTGTACCTGCCAATATCACCCGGAAGTTCGTTAACGCCCATCACTAGAAGACCTGTTGGTGTTAAAAAGGAGCCATAAGCGTTATTTGCAGGCCCCAACAACCCACCACAACCAGATGCTAGGTCCGAAGCTAATTGAGCTTCTGGGGGGAGAACTCCTGAATTTATTACACCGTTAACCATCTTTGTTAAAGATGATTTAAATCTTGGATAATTTATAATAAAAGGTGGAAATGGAACAAAACTTGTAAAAAAGTCTAATGGAAATGCAATATTAATTGGAGCGTATGTCCTATTGCCACTCTCATCTTCCAATATACCATAATCTAATTCTTTAGTATCTGTAAAATATTGCATTTCTTTAAATGAAATACCATTTAGTTTACAAGAATCCACCTTCTTTTTCATATCCCTGTAAGCTGGGTCTGTAGCTTGAGCAAAAGTTCTAGGAACTTTTATCAAAAATTCTTTCGCTTGCCTAGCTATCATCTTATCGAAATTTGCAAAAAATCCACCTAAAGCTTTAATGCGCGGTGGAAGTTTAAAACCATCAGAACCGTGGCCTTCTTGCATAGATTCTTGCAAGGCCGGCGAACAGGCGTTTAGAGCTTGAACTAGTGTATTTTCTGGGTCATTATGAGTTATGTCAGACACCATCGAAGCAACAGATATATTTGAAAGTATTAGCCCTTTTGATGAACCAAATATATCTATAATTTCTGGCTTTGTTGATAGGGCGAACATAGAAAATACACCACAAACATCAAATATTCTTTGTATTGGAAAACTGTACTGCATTATTCTTTTATAGTTTCTTTCTTCAGATAATTTGTTTTTTAAATAATTGAAATTTTCTTCATAGGATTGATAAACATCTCTTATATTAAAACACGCATAAGGGTTATCTTCGTCAAATGGTATTTTCTCTTCATAAAAAGCAAAAGGAATAGCTGACCTAAAATGTGTATTATTTTCAATATCTTGAAATGGAAGCATAAAAGATTTTTGTTCTTCAACAACTTTGTAAAATCCGCTATTTCCATCGCCCGCGCCTTCACCGCTAATACCTAGGTGGTCAAAAATGCGCTGACTATTATTTTCGTCCATGACGCCGACTAGTCTGACTCCTAAGTGTAAGCCACCAAAAATAACTTTGAAAAAAGTAGCTCTTATTATCTCATTTATATCGCCATCTTCTGTTTCGGGAGATAAAATATTATCAATTGCTGCCAAGGTAAAAATCTGATTGTATTGAATAGAATTTTGAATTTGTATATGAGCCCTAAACTTTTTTATATCATATAATACCCAGGCATATGAATTATTTGTATCATCCAACATTCTTGCGTATGTTTCTTCTTCAAAGGGGTTAACATCCTTTACTTTAAACTTTAGCATATGCCTAGCAATACTTTCACGTTTGCTTTGATAAGCACGTTTTACTGCGGGTACGTCGCTGTTTCTAAGGGCACCACCACTGTTGCTGTCTGCCCAGACCATTGATATATTTTTATATGTAGGGCGAATCTTAAAATGCTTTGCTGAAACTCCCTCTTCTTTTATGGCTTTTGCGATATCTTGTGAAGCCGCCGCATTGGCAAGACTCGTGACCGCGATGTTAATATTTGATGGATTTTCATCGTTGGTTGGGCCACCATACACTCTTTCAACTTGAATCGAATTAATCCAGTCTTTATTCGATGTCCTTCCATAGATACCATCAAATGTTGTTCGATCAACATAATAATTTATATAATTCATTACAAAACCAAACAAATTTTCCGTAACAGCACCCCATTCCACACTAGGGCGACTACTACTATAATCCCTATAAACATCTCTTGGGTCTGTATTGAGACGATAAACTGTGCTTTCTCTGGCTAAATCTGATGACCTCATAACCCTGTATTTTGGGTGAAAATAATTATTTTGCTCTTGTAGCGATATATTAGTATCAAAATAAAATGTGCCGGCTGTATGAAGTGCCCCGGTGCTGCGGCGAATTGGGGATTTTAATAAGTACCCGGGATGCTCTATAAAAAGTTTATCATAATGCTTTTCATGATTTCTACCCACTATAAAATTAGAATGAGCAATATCCCATTTCGCATTATTTGTCCACTCATAAAATGCAGCTGTACCATATAATCTTGCAATAGTAAATTTACATGGAGCATAATTAGCCCTATTGCTAGTCCTGGGATTTTTATCTTTGAACATATCTTCTAAACTATCAATGTGACCTCCTGCTAACAAAACCCTAAAAACTCCACACTGATGTTCGAATGCTTGCCTAAGTAACCGAGTTTTTTTCTGAGTTGCGATTGCGAGGTCGCTTGCTTCTCCTCTTGTTGGAAGTGCTTGAAGAACAGAGGGCACAACATAATTTGCGAACAACTGTGTATCTTTTATAGTTGTGCCATGCATATAATCTATTCTGCGACAAAGCACCTTAATTGGAGACATTAGTTTATTTCTTTGTCTTATGTCCCTCTCGTACCCGGTTGCTTTTGTAGCCCTAGATAGAGGATAGGCAACTCTCAAAACTTGAGGGGTATTTTCAAAATTAATATTCTCTACATTAAAAAAGTTTCTAGTGTTTAGAGGAGTAGGAGGCAAGCCACCTAACAAAGCATAAAACTCTTGACTTATATGACCAGCATCTTGAGCAACAGAAAATTCATTTTTAATATCTTCCCTGCTTCTTATACGACCATCGACCATCCCAATTAATATAAAACCCAACATTCTAGGTGGTAAATTGTTATCCGCTCCAAGATGATTCATATCGTTCACCCGACTTTCTCGGGCTTCTTTATACCGAGCGGCAATTCGGTTTGCATCCGGTGGTACATTTCTACCGGTGGTGCCACCGACACGCATTTTCTTTGTAGTTGCATCCCTTTGTTGTCGTCTCCATTCTGTGGCCACAGTTTTAATAGTATTGAACACTTCTTGGGAAATATCATAAAAAACGCTAGGGCCACTATAAGACGTAGCTCCGCCGGCAAAAAGTTGAGTAGTGCCTGCCGCCCTTGCGGTATTGTGAGTCATTGCTTCACCTAAACAGGCACCGTATATATCATCTGAATCTCGGTCAACAGTCCAAGTACCTGTGAGCTGGTCCGAATCTCCGGCGACTAATGGAGCGCGACTATAAAGACCATACCTTGTAATTGTTCTACTATCGGATTGATGCTCGCCTCCAGAAGTTGGCGCAGGGCCTTGAACCGTTAAACCGGTAAGATTCATAAACTCACCAACGGTTACACTCGGCAGAACACCTTCGTTATCAAAAGTCTCTCCATAATGTGCAAAAGGATAAGTTTTAATATGAAACACATATTCAGTCCAAACTTCATACGTATTTTCTGTAATGCCTAAATCTCTTTGAGAGTCACTAACCGGAACAGTCGCCCTAGCAAACTCTTCTTCTGAAAGTTCAACTACAGTTGGGTTTGTTTCGGGATTTAAATCATTTTGGTCGTAAAAATTAGAAACCACTCTTCCCGATTCATCAGGAACCGAGTACTTGATTTTCTTAAGCTTTAAACCTTTTTTAACCTTATCATTATCAAAAAGCGTATCAAGTTCCACGCCATGGCCAATATTATAGAATTTTCTAAACTGTTCTAAAACTCTATCATCGCTCATAATACTTTCTTTTGTAAAGAAGCCAGCTGTAGAATCAACACCTATTTGAGAAAATATATCGCTAAGATTGGTTTGTATTTTATAATATTTTGGCGCTGATTCAAAGCCACGCTTGAAAGGGCGATTACTAAAAGGGACATCAATATAACGCGCTAGATTATTGATCCAGTGATGAATTGTTGAATCTCTTTCTTTGAAAGTTCTGGCAGTCTTTATGCTGTGGCCACCACCGGAACTGTTGCCCTCCATTGGATTTAATTCTATATGTATTCTTCTTCGCATAATATGCTTTATCGGATACAGTGGTCTAGTTGTTGCTTCTTCTGATATTCCCAATGGGCGTCTAAGCAAGTTTGCAATTCGGTCTTTTCTTATTATTAAGCCGTCAAAGAACCCTTGAAGCTCTTGTGGGCTGAAAATTTCGCGTTTTCTATTGGAATCAGTCACTTTTTTATCTAAATGATGAATAGCTCGCTTTATGTCGTTATCTTCAGTGAGTGCTCGCATTATTCTGTCTACTTCACGGTCTCCCTGAAATTCGTCAAATTGCTCTCGTGTTAATAACCCTTCTTCTTCTAATACTTGTGTTTTTGCTTTGCCAACAATATTACTGGCAAGTGCTGCTCTTAAATGCTGCTTAAATACATCAATTAGTGAATTATTATATAAGCCTTTATATTTAAAATATTTTTCCAAATAAAAGAACGGTTTATTAGCACCAACCAACAACTTTAGTTGTTTTGTGCCCGTTTGAGAATTTGGGTCTAATACTGATTTAGTTAGTCTTTCGGATGTTGGGATTGTTTGACCAACTGGCGGATATTTGTTGAAAACATATGCAGACTCTAATGAGTTTAAAAAGTTGTTTTGTACATCTAAATCTATTTTTTCATTGCCAAATATAAAATTTATATTTTCTTTTAAATCATTTATTTGGTCATTAACTATTTTTTTAATAGCTCTTGTATCGTCGTTAATATTTGTTATTTTTTTAATAGCATCCATAACAACACTAACATACTTCTCTCCAACTAATTCTGTTATGTTTTGTCGTATATAAACTGAAAACATGTTTACATAACTTTCTTCAGCTAGAGCCTCTACATTGGAAAAGCTAGACATTGTTATTGAAGATCTTAAGGTAAACTCAATAACATAAATTCTAATCAAAAATTCAGATAATCCCAAAATCATACCCTTTTCAACTGGGCCTGATTCTGTAAAATCATATGTATATGGGTCATATTCTGAGCTGTTGAATTCTTGTTCAATTCTTTGAGCAATTTTCTTTGGTAAATCATCAACACCAAAAGTGTCAAAAGCAGAAACTATACAATTATTACCATCAGTATGCTCTATTCTCAACAAGCGTGCTGCCAAACCTCTAACGTAATCATTATCAAATATTTTAGACTCCCTATACTGACCTAAGATAAATTCGAATAAAGTTTCATAAAAAGTCATTCTTGTGTCTTCTATTTTATCTATCAGCCCTACTCCGTTGTCGTCTAGTGTCATTACATTTGTTGTTAAATTTTCTTCTTGGCTTCGATATCTCTGAGCCACAGCTGCACCCGCATCGCTCTCAGAGACCCAATTATATTCTTCTAGTTCTTCATCATATACTCTAATAAAGCTAGTATCTTTTGGATAGGTTTCTAGAATAGCATTTTTAAAAGAATCTTGAGCAACTCGGGCAAAAACTCTTGATTTCTTACCGCGTGTTCCACCATATTCCCGATTCAAAGAGAGGCCTTCTTCTGAAGGTGCTGGGTCGCAGGCATCTATAATCACTTCAGTGTTGGTAAAATTATCTCTACTAATTGTTATTCTATATCTGTCAGCTTCTTCAGGTGGGCCTTCTCTGGCCAACTCTTCATAAGATATGATATTTGGAACTTCACCGGTACCCAAATCAGGAAGAGAAAAGTTAATTTTTACTTCACCTTGTTCGTCACTAAAGTCGACAACCTCCCTAAAGGCGTTAGGGACTTCTTCTTGATTTTCTGCTATTGCCTCTCTCTTTAGTTCTTCTTCCGGAGAAAAAACACTTTTTATAGCTGGTAATAATTGGCCTTCAAACTTTCTTTTCAGATTGACCGTCAGATGATTTAAAATATCTTGCTGCAATTCTCCCATTTTTTCATTGATATCTGCTTGTATTTCTTGTACCAAATTAGCATGAACTTTTATCAAAGGTAGAGCATCACCGATACCAGAATCAGGCAAGTCAAAATCAGGTATTTTATGGTCACGATTATTATCACTATCATCTTTCTCAGAATACAATTTACCTACTTCAATTCTTTGTGGTCTCTTATCGCGACCACTTTTACCAACCATCAAGCCCGTCATCAAAACTGGTGCAAACGGCCTGCCTTCTTTTGCATTATCTTGACCTCGATTTAAATTTGCTATATCAATATCACCTCTAATCTTAAAAGAAAGAACAGATTCTCCAGTATCTGAATCTACACTTGTCACAACACGATATTTTGTAGGCTGTTCATTGAATGGGGTTGGAAACGGAAATTGCAAAAAATTGCTATTATCTTGGTCCGCCGGGTCCGCTAATTCGAATATGGAACTGTCTGAATACAAATATTCCCTTAACATCCAAGACTTTTCAATATTTATGCCTGCTCTCTGCGCTTCGGGTGGTTCAGGATTAAGCAAATCTTCTTTATCTATCTTATCTAGAATAGCCATGGCCCTATAAAACTTGTATGCAAAGAATGAATTAAATTCAGGGTCAGTTTGGTCCAGAGGGGTCGATACTTGGTCGTACAGCCCTTCAATAAAGTTTTCCGAGTCTACCCTTAAAGAAACTCGAACCTGCTCTGAAATCGCAGTCATACTCGTATTTATTGAACTTTTAAAAAAGTCAGGCATGATATTCGCTGGTGTAGGTGGCGGATTATTTTGCACAAGTTTATTGATTGGAGAACCAGTAAATAAAGCTTTGAAAGCCTCTGAGCGGTTGATTGCTTGTTCTCTGACAGCTTCAATTGCTCTTTCCACTTCTGCTTTTGCTGTACCGTTTTGTTCTAAATCTTTCTTAAGTTGGTCAATAGTATCTTCAGGACAGCGACTAGGAGCCATACTGGACTCTGCAATTGCTGTAATTCTTCTGCAAATTTCAGGGTCGACTAATTTACCTAATTCTGCAAAAAGGGACTTTATAGATGAAGCATCATAAAAATATCTTACAAGACCAGGATGATTCTCTGACATAACGATTTCTATGCCATCCAATGTTTGCTGCGATGGATTTCCTTCTAGCAAAGCACAGAGTTGACTAACTGTCAAAATTTCAGATATATCACTGAACAAACTAGAAACAGTATTCGGCTGACCCGGACTTCCTGTCTCTGAAGCAAAGACTTCTGGCGGAATGCCGGAATTTCTTAGCGCTTCAACTATAACCATTTTTCCTTCTAAGTTTCTATCTCTTGTCGCTTCTTTTATAAGGTCAATAATGTCTACTGCGCCATTCAACGCCAGTCTAAACAAGTCTTCACAAGAGGGATCGCGCAAAATATCTAATATTGAGTTAATAAGAGAGCACAAAAATTGAGTTACTAGGTCTATTAAGAAAGCTTCTATTATAGGAATTATAACTGCCATTGGGTCAAAAGTTGGCAATTTTGGCAATTTTGGTAAGTTTATATCAAAATCTGTGGGTATAGGGGGTATGTCTGGTATACAAGCAACCAAATCACACATCAATGCACTAAAATTAAACTTATTGATTAACTCGTCATACAAATCTGGAAGGTTGCACATTTCTCCCAAAGGAAATTCATCTTCAATTCTAAAAACTTTACCTTTTCTTAAACGAATAAAGTCGTCTTTCTTTTTGTTAGTTAAATCACTCCTATATTCTTCTATTTTTTGTCTAGCATCTTTAATAACCTCTTCTACATTTGAATCGATATCAAAATCTGTACCGGCTTGAGGGTCCAAATTGCTCTTGAAATTAGACATTGGATATCTAAACTTAGCTACAAATATTAAAGCTCCCAATTGCGTTGCATTTTTACACTTCTCTAAGAAACTCATACTTGAAGATGCATCGGGTTGGTCAAACATCTCTATGTTATCAAAGGCACCTCTGCCTTTTACTTCGTCATATATTTGATTGATAAAACTAAAATAACCAACAGCTGTTGCGTCAGTATATGGATTTCTACTTAAAGGTCCACCTGGCGATGTGGCTGTAGATACCACTTCCGCAAATTGAAGCTTTTGCCGCCTAGTTCTTTCTTCATCTGTTAGATTGGTGAGGTCTGTATTTTCTTCTGTAGCTGCAGTGTTATCTTCTGGACCTAGCTCTTGTCTGATTTTTTTTAAATCTGATAACTCGTTTGAATTATAGTGCATTTTTATTATGGCAATGCCACCGGTGCCAGCAATGGGGGCAAATCTAACCCTCAAGGTACCTCTGTTTCTAAACCCTCTATCTTCTATGTAAGCTACAATTGTTTCATATAAACTCTTTAAACGCTCTGCTTCTACTGACAAATTTATAGGAGGCCTAAATCCTCCATGGAGACCTTTTTCTGATAGATTTTCTAGTTCTTTTTGATATTTATTCATTTTACCAAAAATTACATCTACCCTATTTTTTAAACCTATCAAATCATATTCAACTGTTTTGTCTGCAGATGGTCTAGTAGCCGCTAAAGCAGCTGTTTTTTCTTGAGACCTTCTCAATCTATTTCTAAATGTTTGTTCTCTTAATGCACCAGTTATATCCAACTTTTCATCTAATTTCTTGGTTGCATATCCAATTTGGTCTCTTGTTTCTTTTCTTTTGAAATCATCTATAGCATCATTTATTCTAGCTTCGTATTTTCTTTTTGTCTTTAAATATTCATCTCCTAAACCATATACAAATTCTTTAGGATTTGAAAATACATAATCAACTTTATCAAAAACATCTTTCCCTAGTTCATAAGCTTGTTTGCTTTTCTCATAAGCCTCTGCTATATTAAATTCTCGACCTCTTGTAGCTGGTGTAATAATTGCATCAAGTTTTGTTTTGTTTATTGCAAACTTAGCACCATAAACTGCATTTTTGTGCCTTTGAACTGGCGGGAAGAAACCTTCAAATTCTATGAATAGCAATGTATCATCATTTAAAACACCCAACTTAGTTCTGGGTAGCGCTGCGCGACTAATTGGGGTTATACCAGCTACAGTTCTTTCAAAAAGCGGTAAATAAAATTCGTTTGTAGGATTGGCAACATGCATATTTATATCTTGACCTGGAGAGCGTGTCGATAGAAAAGGAAAAGCCCTAACCATATCACCTTGAGTTCCAGTGACATCAATTTGAATTGCTTCTCCAGGAGAATCGTTTCTCAAAATGAAAAACATTTGCTTATTAAAATATCTAAATACTTGTTTAAGTGCTACAAGTTCCAACATATCACATGGACCACCAATAGCAAAAAATGATTCTCTATTGTTTTGGTCCGATAAATCAGGTGGATTATTATCAAGCTTATAATTTGTTCTAATAGCAATATGAACTTTGTTGCCTCTAACGACTGGTTTTGGATTTAGTTTTGGATCTTCTATAGCAAATTCTTGTACAGCCCTTTCTATATCCATTGGAGGCATTGCTATATCTGGGCCAACGTCTGCTGGCTCACTGAAAGTTAACTCTTCTAGTGCTAAACCTTGTTGCACAACACTTGTACAAGCGTTATACAATTCACTTCTACTTAATGTTAAATTTTGATTACTATATCCTGTGGGTGTTAGAATTACCTCACCAGCTGAGAACCAAAAACCGTGCATAACCATCAACGTTGCTTGGCCAAGCACCCCAAACTCCTGCTCCATGGCCTCATCTAAATCGCTGTCTGGAATTCCACGAACGCCTGAAAAATATTCCTTAATCGGTATTTGAAATTTTTGTTGATATTTTTGTAGCGCAACTTTCATTTTTTGGTCAAAAAGAGCGCCATCACTAGAATCCACTCCGGTTGGATTTTCATCGCCAAGTACGCTAAATAAGAGCTTTTTTACAGCTAATATAGTATTACCGCCGGTACCTTCTTCTGCTTTTTTAAATTCGAATACATGCCTTTTTCCATCTATTCTTATAGTAATATTAAAAAATTTTTCTGCCATAATTAATTCGTCGTATTATATCTACTCAAGGGAGATTTACCTGCTATCACAGATTTAAATCTTGATTCTCCTTCATCGCTACCATCTATATATGAACTTAAAGCACCAATAGCTTCTTGTTGGTCTTTTGTTACTGCCAGACCGTGTTCCCATTTAAACTTTGCAAGATTACTTTTCATGCTTGTTAAACTTGTTACAGTTTTTGCCAACATGTCAATTGTTACTGTAGTCGCTACTGTCCTAGACACTGGGTCCATTACAACCAGACCTGCACCAGAAGCACCAAATTCAGCTAAATATCCATTATTTATTATATTTTGTTGAGCAAAAAAGGTTGAAACTATACCGGTCAAATTATCAACCAAAGTAATCATTTCTGATATCATCTTCATCATTGCGTGACCCTTGACTAAAGGCTCTTGATTGATTGCTTTACCATTTGCATCTATTCCGTTACCCGCAATCAAATCGATTCCATATGTTTTTACTAATTTGTGACCTTGGCTTGATACATTTTCTGGAAATTGAACCCCGGAACCCATTGTTACTAATTTCATACCTTCTCTGGAAATAAGCCGAACATGGTCTGCTTTCATAGCTATTGCTGACCTAGGATTAGTTGAGGCCATTCTGGGGCCGTTATTTGTAGGGGTTAACCTAAATGCGTCATCTATTCTACATTTTTGGCTTAAATATATTCTAGCTGCATCCATTGCTACGCTTTCCACATCTTCTTTGAGTGGGGGGCTTCCGTCATCATCTATTTTGTAATCTTTTAATTTTGGGTCGATAATAGCATTAAATAAAGGGCCGGCTGTGCGAAAATCTCTTGAGTCAATTCCTAAAAAATTTTTTGATTCAGGTTCCAAAGTCCAGGCACATTTTGGTGCTTGGCGACCAACAACTATATCAATAGCTCCAGCTCTTTTATATTTACCAAAGCCACCAGAGGCTGCTCCGGTTCGGTCGCGACCCAAAATAATACAGGCGTTGTTATCTACGCCGTCGAGACCAGGAATAGCTGCAGTTATAATTCCATCACCATCTCTAGCTGAAAATTTTGGTACTCTTTCTGCTAATTCTAAACTACCAATTCCTGATTTTTCTAAATCATACGTCATGAATATCCCTTTTCCAAACCCGGTATTAACGATTCTGGATCTACTTTTGGCCCTCTCTGGCGATTATCGTTATTTGGATTAGGCACCTGTCTAACACTTAAATGTAAGTGAGCTGGGGAGTCAAATATAGCAGTATCTCCCGCCAACACTATGGTCTGCCCGGGCTGAACTTCGTCTCCCTTTTTCCAACTTTGAGTAAATCTATCGACATGTTGGTAATAAAAATCATATGCTAGGCCATCATCAGAAATATACCGGACTATCAGCATAACTCCGGATAACTGCATTGGACGGTCTTTCGATTCGAGAGCGCGGAGAATTGTAGCGGCCTTGTTTCGACCTAACTTCGCTGCGCACATTTTCTTAAAATCTGCCCAACTAGTAGGTTGAGTTGTGCCTTGCATAGTCGCCTTAGTTTCCTCATTTTCATTGAGATAATTATAAAACGCTTTCCACTCTTTATCATATCGCTCTCGGGAATAATAGCCTATTATCTTTCCTTTGGCTTGAGAAACTATTTTGGTTCCAACTGGCATGTTGATGTCGATTGCTTCGTGAGCGCCTTGAGAGCGACTGGCACCAAAACCAGAAACAACTCTGGTATGCCCGGGTGCTGGAACTATCATGTTTGCGCCATTAAACATTGGATATCCGGGCTGCAAAGAAGCTGCTCCCGCTATCGCTGCAGCGGCTGCACTATCATATCCACCGGCAGTAGCCAACCTTTGCTTCATTGACTGCGCTTTAATAAAGTCGTATGTTCCTTCTTTGTCTAAAACAATAATCTCATCACCACAAAAATCTTTTGTTTTGTTTAATATTTTAACTCGATACTGTTCTCCAGCTTGTGGCTTTTTAAGAAAAAGCCCAAATGCTAAACTATAATTTTGACTTCTCAACAAATCTCTAGAAGACATTTCTTCTGGTATTTTTGCTATGTGACTAGGGGCTGGTTTGTTACAATCTCTAAAATCTATAGCTACTCTACATTTGTACATTGAAAACCCACTAGGGTTTGCGGCATACGTATTCCATAAATCTCTCGGCACCATACATGCGTGACTGTTGTCTGTTATTTTAATCTCAGTAGAAGAAACCATAACTGCTGAAAATGTGTTTCCATCTGGCAGTAAGTCTCTATCGTTGCGCTCTTCTATCATTCTTGATAGTTCGACAAAGACGTTTTCACCGGTAATACCAGCTGTTGTTGAGGGTAAGCTGTCATCTAAAGACGCAGCATAACGGCGGTCAATTGGGTTGTGTTTAGATGGGCTGAGTTGTTCTAAGATATTTTTATTAGCCATCTTCAGAATCCTCACCTTGAATTAAGTCAAATAATTCTTTTTTGTCTTCTTCGGTAATCCCTTCAGACTTGTGAGATTCTTTCTTTTGAACTAATGCGGCTATTTTTACTAATTGCTCGTTAGACCTTTGCAGAGTTTCTAAATACTTAGCAGCTATTAGACCAGCATCGCGATGGCGGTCTTCTGAAGACTGGATATACTTCATGACCGTCATAAGTAGGGTCTTGGTTGCTGCCCTGTCCTCTGTGATATTCTTTGTAGCTTCTTCTATATATTTTTCTAAGTTCTTCACAACATTAAATAGTTTTTAATCGATTTTATATTTCGCCTCTTTCCCATTTAATCTTAAATAGTTTATATTTATCACGTATTTTATTTAAGTTATTAACAACCTGTTTTGTGTTTAAGCCTGTTATCTCCCTTAAGTATAAATATATTGCTTTTTTGTTAAATATTTCAATGTTATCTATATTATCAATCAAGTGCCTAACAGCCAAGAGAACTTTCTTTTCGTTAGGTTTTAGCATTACAGTTTCCCACTTATCTAGATTTTTCATTAACTCAAACCAAAACTCTTGGTCTTCTCGATCTTTTAAATAAGTGTTTTCTAGATTCATTTGAACCTTAGATTCCAACACCCCTTTTTCAACCATATCTTCATATGAAACTTCGGTTTTGGCCTTTTTAGAGTTCTTCTTTATCTTATGAATAAACCAATTTTTTGTTACTACTGAGAAGTACGAGAAAGCTTTGCTGCCTTTATCTGGATTGTATTTATCTAGTATTGTTGTTAACCAAACCTTGCACTCTTCGCGCAGTGAATCAATATTTGGTATATTAGTAAACTTATAAGTGAATATAATCTTATTCACCATTTCGTCTAATGCAGGCTGTATTAAACTTACATACAATTCAGTTCGAACCTTTATACAATCTGTTCTAGCGTATTGTATAATAGCTTCTTCATGAACCTTTGTGAAATAATTATTCTTCTTTTTCTTGGCTCTCGTCCTCATACTCAATATCCTCTTCCGGGAGAAAAATCCCTTTTATAGACTCTATATTTTCGGATAATTCCTGAGAGTGTTCGATGAGAGCTTGTAACGTTGAATCGCCATAAAACATCTCTGTATCATGCACCACTTTGAGATGACTATTAAATTTAGTTATTCCCACCCATAGTTCAGAAATTGTACTATCTATGTTAGATAAAGTTTTTAACAACCAACGTATATAGAATAACATAAATATAATAATACCAACTAACGCAAAAATTGTTACAAATAATGCAATTTCCATTATATTCTATCTTTCCTCAACTGTTTTTTCTGGTCTTCTAAAACTTTGCGATTTTCTTCAATATATTCTTTAGTCAAATTGCCAACTTTATTGGTTTTTAAACTAGGCTTACTGCTTGTGTTGAAGCCAGATAGTACTTTCCTAAACTCCTCAACTGCGCCGCAAGAAGGGCAAACTTCTATCTTTTCATCAAAAGAATGGTGAAAAGATTTGCTTAAGCCGCAGCTATCACAAACATAATCATATATTGGCATTAATCGCTGCCAACTGTAACTAGCGTCTCCTGATTGTCAATCTTAAATGTTGGAGGATTAGTTACGTTTAGCTGTTGTTCTTCATTTAACATAAAATTAAAGTTTTTTAGAACTGGTACAATATCGCTCTGTTCCAATAATGACTTTTGTAGTGCCATCATAATAGCGCCTAAAGCTTGATCTGATAGGTTCATAATTACTTCTCCTGTATTATCCAATATGATATTATCATAGTTTTATTTATTATTTAATTTCCATTGTTTAAATTTTGCGTATACATAGTCTGACTCTGGATGCCAAGAAAATTCATCCAAAAATAATATAGGTGTTGATAGTGGATTCCAATTTGTCTGGTATCTTGTTCTGTTTTCAGGTTTTGACCAAACAACGTGAGGACAACCACACAAACTAGCTAAATGCATTGGGCCAGATGAAGGCCCAAAAGAACATTTTGCATTTCTTAAGACATCAAAGGTCTCGCTTAAATCAATATCTCTTAAATCCTCAGTACCTTCAATCCAGCCAGATTCCTTTTTAGTTCCTATACATGCAATCTTAACATCCTTTTCTCTCTTTAAATGAAAAGCTAACTTTTCCCACTTATTTAAACTCCAATTGTCCTCTTTTCTTAATTCTCTGTCTCTAATGTGGAAAACATAATCATATTTTTTTTCTTTCAAAGAACCAAATGTAATGTATTCTGGTTTTATTTTTAAATTACCAAAAGGTATCTCTTCAGTAAAGTGAGTATTTGGTGGAAAACCTATTCTTCTAGGAGGTGCTAACGCACAACCCTTTAAAGATAATTTATTTTCTTGTATTACTTTTTTTAACGCTCGATTTATATCTAAGTTGTGCATAAAGAATGCATCTGCTAAACCAGTGTTTGGATTAAAACCATAAAATTCATCACAAAAATCATTATAAAGTTGAAATGAGGCATTTCTAGCTATTATTACTGTCTTATCAAAATTCTTTGACAAGGCTCTAATATAAGCATGCCAAGCAAACAATTCCCAACCAAACTCTCCGACCCAAGGGCCAGCAATTAATGTTTTTTTACTGCTCATTACAGATATTTACTACCTTTTTTGCCCAATTTAAACGATTAAATTGATTGACTTTTCTTTTACCACTTTCAGAAATTTTGTTTAAAACCATTTTATTTTTCAAGCACTTGCTGATTTTATCATTTAAGTCATTTATATCGGAAAATATCATTAAATCTTCATTATCTACAAAATATTTGTCGCGACCGTCCCAATCGTTAGTAAGCAAAAAACCACCTGCGGCTAAGATTTTGTAAACGCGATCTGAAGCTCCTTCTGATGTGCAAAAATTAAGATTTATCCAGCTTTTTGACACTATTTTTGCATGTTCCGCGCCGTAAGCATTAGAAAAAATATGAACATCATGATTTAAATTTTCTATTATTTTTTGTCTGTCGCCATAGATATTGCCGATAAAACTAATATCATGTTCTTTCTCTAAACTATGTGGTTTATCGACATCTTGGTCGTATCCTTCACAAACATGAAAGCTGTTTTTATTTATCTTTTTAGCTTCATCTAAAACATTTCTTTTATCACAACAAAAGTATGTAACTTCTGCTGTTTTTAGTCTCATATCTTCGTTATATGTAACCAGAGGGTCCATAAACCACAAACAAGTCTTTGTTAGCGGTTTGATTTTCTGAAAACATTCGACAGAAACTGAATCACACTTACTGAACACAACCAAATCGAAATCACCTTCTTCAACTGTTTGCAAGAGATGGAGGTCTCTTTGAGAATTACCCATAGATTTCGCTCTACTTCTATAATTATACCCAACGACCGTGTGCCCCAAACGCTTAAAGGCTAGCAATTGAGACGTGTTTGTAGATTTCTTACTAGTGTCGAACACACCAACAAAAAGAATTCTCATATTGTCCCCGTATATTCTGTCATAATCCTTTCGTATTTGGTCCATTTTTGTCTTTACGTTCTCGTCAAAGACGCCGCGTCCACCATAATGAATTATGTTTGATTTAAAACGATTTGGACTACCATTCCATGGCTCAGAAAACATCGTCATATGGTTGTATTGAAATGGTAAATCCATAATTTCAAAGCCATTTTTCTTAATTAAATAGCCAAGTTGCACATCATCGCTTCCAAAACCTGTCCAATATTCACCATCAATCGCTTGAAAAATATCTCGATGGCATTTTGACGTTAGAATGATACCTGTATTTATATATTCGCTATTCCATCCTATGTGTCCAAACTTGTCTTGAGCGCTCTGTATAAGATTGTGTCTTGCCGGCTTTCTAGAGCCCTTATCTTCTAGAACTGTGCCGATTTTGTCATAAGGCACAACCTCAAAAAGGTTTGGACAATTAGGCATGATTATCATATCAGAATCAATATGCAATATTCTATCGTATTTTTCATGAAGCTCGTAGTGTTTTAAAATTCTATAATGTGGTCGTCCGTCACCAGAATCAGAAGGAGGGACATGACTTAACACCATAAAATCAGCACCAACTTTCTCTGCATATTTTTTTATAATAGGGTGAGTAATATCTGTCATCTCTTTGATTCCAGCGTCTGCTCTAGTTGTTATTAATAGTTTTGTATTATTTTTCATTAAACCTTGTCCAATTTGTTGTGTGATAAGAAACCATAGTGCCAGCATCAGCCCAACGGCCATTCATTATTGTGTAATCACAATCATCAGAATCAATAAATGTATTATTAATATCTGAAATTTCATACTCTCCTCTATCTGAGAGTTTTATATTTTTTAGAATTTCAAATACTTTAGAAGTATAAAAATAAATTCCCACGCAGGCTAAATCTGTTTGTGGCCGGTCAGGTTTTTCTTCGACCATAACTAACTTTTTTTTGTTAAATACTCCAACACCATATCTTCTTGGGTCTCCCACTCTTTTAAAAAACAATCTACAGTTTGCTGTACTTTTTTTAAATTCTTCTATATGTGGAGTTAAGTCTTCCTGAAAAATATTATCGCCTAATAATACCGCACAATCTGAATCCTTTACAAAATCTCCACATAAAGATAAGGCGCCACCAATACCATCTGGCTGGTCTTGTACTCTGTAAGTGAAGGAACAATCATGACCTGCTCCAGAACCCAAATGTTGCATCATTGCACCACAATGTTCTGCCCCAGTTACTATCATAATATCTGTAATACCCGCTTCAGTCAAACAATCAATCGGATGATCAATCATGGGCTTACCTCCAATCGGAAGCAAATGTTTGTTTGTTACTTTTGTAAGAGGATATAGTCTTGAACCTGTTCCTCCTGCTAATATTATTCCTTTAGTTTTTTTCATTATATCACCTTTTAGTTAACTTATCTATAAACTTAGCCCTTACTAAAGTGGATTGACTATCGTTTTTTAGTGCTTCTATATTGTCTGAAAACGCCTTCAACATATCGACAAAATGATTAGATGATTGTGTTTTAATTTTTTTACACAAACCATCTTTCCAAAATTCTATTGGTATTTCGCATGTGTCAGGTCGTGTAAACACCCGATTTATTTTAAGTATTCCATTTTCACCCCAAATAGTTGCTTCGTTTCTATAGGAATGACCAAAACCATATGATATGTTTGCAGTGGCTGTTGGATATTCGATTTGTATATATCCTCTTTCGTCTACTTCAGTTTCTTTATCGTAATAGATAGAAGGCTTATAATCACAATAATTTTCACCCAAGAAGCGAAATACAAAACTCAAAGGGTATACCAAACAATCTAATATTGCACCACCGCCCAACTCTTTAAAATATCGTATATCTTCTTTATTATCAAAATGCGGAAAACCAAAGAAAGTCTCAATATGTTTTATTTTTCCTATATCTGAAACAAGTTGCGCTATTTGATTTTGTAAAGGGTGATACTGATACATTAGCGCTTCCATACACGCTAATTGATTTGTATCAGACAGCTCAAACAACTCTTTTGCCTGATTATAAGTTTCTGTAAAAGTCTTTTCCATCAGTAAATGCTTTTGAGATTGTAAGACTTTTTTACCCCATTGATAATGTAAACCCACTGGCAAAGAAACGTAAATAGCATCAACATCGCTAGTTAATAATTCATCATATGTATACGGTAAAGTATTGAAATTACCCGCAAATTCACTGGCTTTAACCTCAGAACGAGATGCAATACCGGATAGTTTAAAGTCTTTTGATTTTAAAATTGCAGGTATAACCAGCCTTTTTGCAGCTGAAGAACAACCTAGAACACCTATTTTAATGGGCACTCTTTTCTCCTCTATAGTAAGATGCTATAGACAGTAATGTTCGTGCCTCGATATTCACACTGCATTCAAAGCCGGTCATCTTTTTTAATTGATACAGTGTCATCCAACGAAAATTATTTCCCATATTTATGTCAAGATTTTCATCAGCAAGAATCAACATATATCTGTTTTTTTGTTCCAAGAAACGACCACCTTCTTCAGATTGATATTTGTCGTATATTACTTTACAATTTTCTGATGTTAGATTATTTGTTTCTAGATTTTCATTTAATTCGCTTTGTGATTGAATTGAGTGAAATGTTGGACCCAATTCTGGTCCGGACCAGTTGTAGTCTTCTTCGACCATTTGAGCTAAAACATGTACAATACCATTAATCTTTTTAACCAAAAAAGCATACGTCTTTGGTATATTATCTCTTACAATTGGCTGATACCATGAAGAAACTTCTCTGGATTCTATTGAAGCTTTTATACCCACTAGTTCAAATTGTTTGTTGTGTTGGCTACTGATTTTATTTTTAGTTTTCACCCAACCTTTATCAGTTAGCAAATTCAAAGGCACAGTTGAATATTCAATTGAACTATTAGCTTTACAGTTAGAAACCCATTGTGTGATACTTTCCAATGAGTGCTTCGCACCTTGTTCAGACAAAGAAGAGAATAATAATTGATTCTCTAAACTGTTCATGTTTTCCATTCCATGGAAAATCTCATCGCGAGTAAGGGGTGTACCTATAAAATCCATTGTAGCCAATACAGATCTTGTATCCATGTTAATACAATGCTCTTTTGACAACAAGAATCGTATGTGACCCAAAGTTAGCCACATAAATCTTGTGTCCAAACAACTAGCATTGTTGTCATGTACATGTACGTTATCATTAGCTTTTCTGTAAAATTTATATCCATGTTCAGATTGAAAAATACGATTAACAACCTTCTCTGAAGATGGCATAAAGTCTTGAATATATGCTACACCTTTCCCTTTGTGCGCTCCAGTATAATTGCTTTTTGTAGCTTGAACAGTTGGAGAGTATTGAACATTTCTTAAGTTACCAGGCTCTATTTTAGCTTGTAAAAGAACCTCAAGACACCCATTATTATATCTTGTAATAATTCCTAAAATGCCCTGTTCCGGTTGGTCTATAATTGGTTGATATCTTTCTTCTCCCGTTGTCTTGTTAAAAGCACGGGCACCACAAATACGGAAAAACTTTCCACTATCATGAACAAAATCACCACTTGAATTAGTTGACCACTTTTCTAATTGGTCAAAATTTACCTCTTTAACTTTTACGGCCATACTTTCTCTATGGCTTTCCATTGAGTCTAAAATATCTTTTTCAGATACTTTACTGTTGTAACTGTTTAAAAAATTATCAATAATCATTCTACTGTCTCACAATCTTTAAATAAATCAAAATTTCTCAAATCTGGATAATATGGTTCGTTTTCATACGAATCAATGTTTGGTATATCTTTGGCATGTGTTGGATAATTATGCATGAGCATCAAGCCTCTTGCGGCTTGCTCGGGAGTCATATAAGCATTCCATCCTAAAATTGCAATATTATCTTTATCCATCCTAATTTCGTGTCGGCCTTCGTACCTAGAACGTTTAGCAAAATAAACTAAATCTTCATCGTCAGTAAGAATCATCCCACCTTTACCAATTGGCAATAATTTTTTTATGTGAAATGACAAACACATAATTGAGCCAGGAATGTACATTCCAGAAGTTAGCCTTTTTGCTGAATCCCATATTGGGTATGGCTCTAATTGATATATGCCCTCCCATTCATAATCACGAAATTTAACAGTACCGCCGGCATGCATAATTGATTGAGGGACAGAAAGGTAAGTTCTAGCTGGTATTGTAACTTCTTCTACTTTTAGATACTTGGCAGCAATCATTAAAGCATCAGTGCAATTATCTATTGCTATAGCAAATTTTGAACCACAATAATCTGCCATTGTTTCTTCAAACATCTCTACAACTCTAAAAGGGTTATGCCTCATCTTTGTTCTTTCTTATCTTATAAATAACTGCGCGAACAACTTGCTCAATTGAAATGCCATTACATCCAACTCTACCATCCGATTTTACAAAGAGATTTAACGCTTCATCATTGACAGGTGTTAATGAATGAAACTTTTGATGATGGTCTGGAAGGTAATTTGTTATCAATTGCACAGCCGGCTTTGAGTAAGCACCAACAACCCACATTGGACCGGTGTTAACTCCAACAACTACATCCGAAGCAAGACATGCTTTTACTTGGTCAAAGAAAGACATACTCGTCATTTTGTTGTAACCAGGACAGGAAGCTAATGGAGGTTCAGTATCTCTTCCATAATGATAAACACTAAAACCATTTTTGGTAAGTTTTTCTATTAGATTTTTCCACCAAATTGAGTTTGGAGAACGGCCAGAATTTGCTTGACCTTGACCGAAAGGCCATATGGCCACACTTTTTTGAAATCCAGAAAGATCGTTTTTATTACTTTTACTGTAAGTGTGAGAGTGTTTGTTAGCGACTCCGATATCAAACCACTGATATAGCTTTGGCTTCATTTCTTCTTCTGTTAAAACTTCTGTTATATCATTTATTCCTGCAAGGATAGCTGTTTCTTCTACAAAATCAGTAAAATTATACCAATCAACTCGATTGTGTCTGAAGTTGTCGCATGTTGCTTTAACGTCACAAGATTCGATTAATCTATAATCATCTGGAGACCAACCATCCCATTTACCGCTAATGTGAATTCTGTCTATTAAAGGGTGATTTAAAAAAAGTGGCGCTGTGAAAGCGCAGCGCTTTTCAATTGCAAAATATTTGTAACTACCCGGGTATTTCTTTTCATAATAAGTAAGCATTGGTAAACCCCCAATAAGGTCACCAATTAATCCATAACTCATTCCCCATACTTTTGTTTGTTTATTCACCTTTTTTTATCACCGTTGTCCTGTGTTCCCATGACTCTTCACAGCATTGAAGAAATGTGTCCACCACTTCACCACCATGAGCAGCTGCATATTTTTCCAAATCGTAACGAATCATCTCATTATTAGCAGATTCAATTATAATCAAATGACCATTGTCGCCCACCGTTTCATATAATTTGCTAAATATATCAACATTTTGTGGATATCCAAACATGTAAAAAACTCCGAATAAAAATACAACATCAAATCCACTTTCTTTAAAATTTTCAATACCATGATTACTAAAGGTTATATTAGGCCGCATGCTAGATTCCTTAAAAGGAACGTAATTGTCTATTGCGCGAACAGACTTTACATGTTCAGAAAAAAGCTTTGAGAATCTTCCACTACCTGAACCAACATCAAGAACTGCACTATCTGGTAGAAAATATTTGTTTATTCTTTTCCAGATGGTTTTTTCAAATCCGCTAGTATCTAAACGATTTTGATGTCCGAGGCCCGGGCCGCAGTATTCCCAATTTTTAAAGGGTAAGTTTTTTAATTTTTCTATTGATTTTTGATACTTCATTTTTATTTTTCCCCAACTATCATAAAAGAATTATTTAAGTCAACACCTGAAGCAAATATATTTTTATATCCTAAGTGTTTCATAAAGTCTTGCATAATTTCACTTGACAGTATGATCTTGTGCTTTTTATTGTTCCATGGCCTCCAATATTTTTGGCTGTAGTCTGGTAAGTATAAAAATAAAACTCCGTCCGGTTTTAAAATACTGTACCAGTATTCCATGACTTCTATCCAATTATCTATGTGTTCTAAACAATGACTGGAAAATATATAATCTACGTTTTTGTGGGGTAGATTCATAGCTTCGTATTCATTATCAAAACTTAAATCAATTGGTATAGCTCCAGGCAATGCCCACTCTTCTTTTTTACAACCTATATCATAACCGAGGCCGCGGCAGAAGTGAGATGCATAAGGTATAGCGAATTGACTAGCTTTACCTTTTGTCTGAAATTTGGGATAATCTACACCCTCAAATGTAATAAAATTTTCTGACAATTAATCACCCTTTATTATCCTATAACTATCGCTATCAAAATGTTGCGTTGAAAATTCAAAAAGCTCTGTGTCCTCTAAAGCTATCATCTGGTGTCTTAATCCAGTGTATACATGAAAATTATCTCCAGGATTTAATATTGTTTCTTGTGCAGTATAAATATCGTCACTCATGGAATACAAAACTCTAATCTTACCAGACTGAATATAAAACACTTCGTCTTTTATTTTATGATAGTGCCAAGAACATCTTTTACCCTTATTGAAATAAAGCAACTTGCCACAATACTTATCATTGTTGACAATCCACTTTTCATAACCCCAACCTTTTGGCACATGTTTAATCGGTAAAGAAGTCAATATCCTTCATCCCTTTATCATCTATAAATATATCAGCTTCAGGTTTACCCATAAAGAGTTCATGAAACTTAACACCCCACTCTCTCAATTGATTTTCTGTAAAAGTGTATAAGCATTTATACGCACCAATTTGGTCATTATTAGTTCGTCCCATACCCCTAGCGGTTAATAAAATTATTTTGTGACCTTCATCATATAATTTGTTAACAACAGCAATACGTTCTAGTACTGGTGTTGATTCTGCGTAGTCTCCACTCTCTGGGTACTGTGAACAAAGCGTTCCATCAATATCAAAACAATATATCATTTACATCTTCCTTTCTTAGTGCGTAAGTGCCGCTTTTTTGCACAACAGTGCTTGCACACATATTAGCACATCTTATTGCGGATTCTAAATCATTTTTAATCATGTACCCATAAACTAAAGCAGCTAAGAAGGTATCTCCTGCACCACTAACATCTGATACTTCTACTTTTTGTGTCGGATATTGCTTTTCTCTCCACCTTGCTCCATTTGGGCCTAACGTTGTAATAATTTCATTATTCGTTCCGAAATCAGTAATATTATGATATTCTTTCTCATTCACTTTTATTACGCAGTTCTTGAAAACAGAAAGGTCAGTCTTCTTGGTGTCAACAAATATCTTTTTCCGGAAAAGATTTTGGACGGCCTCTATAACGAACGGAGTTACAAAACCTTTATTGTAATCTGAAAATATTAAACAGTCATAAGAATCATCTCTAAGCATCGCTAAAGTTGTTAAGCCACCAACTACTAAACTTTTTACTTTTTCAGATTCTCCAAAATCAGAACGAAGTAAATGCTGCTTTGATCTTATATCGACAAAACGTTCTTTTTTTATTTCTTCTTTGTTGGTCCAGACATCAGTCTCCACATCAAAAGCTTTAAGGTTGTTAGCAACGTTTAAAACCATGCCTTCGTTTTCTATTGTATGATTGTGTTGAAATATTGGAACTGGAGCTTCTGGACTTATTCTGTTGCAATAACCATAGTGGTAACGGTCAATACAACTGTCACCTATCAACAAGACTTTTAATTGTTTTTGTTGTTGAGTACTCATTTATTCTACTAAAAAATTTAAGCTCTTTTGCGTGCATTGAACCGATGACTACTTTGTCCTTGTAATCAGAGCCTACAATCATTATATCAGGTTTGTAACCTTTAATTAAATTTATTAACTCTTCATCGCTTGAAAACTTTTTTACTTCGTCAACAAAGCCTATAGACGATAAAACATACATTCTGTCTTCTACATTATTAAAAGGGCGTGTTGCGCCTTTAGAAGCTTTTACTCTCTCGTCTGTGTCAACGGCAACCATCAAATAGTCACCATGAGTCTTTGCGTATTGAAACATTTTGATATGACCGGGATGTAAAATGTCAAAACATCCGTTAATAAATACCTTTTTATTTCCCACTCAAAAAACCCCTATACCTTGCTATACCCTTTTTTAGGTCAAGAAAATTATTGTTGTATTTTCCAACTTCTCTAAGAAGATTTAGGTCTGCGCATGTATACTTTTGATACTTATCTCTCAAGTATTCTGGCATTTCTATTTCCTGTATTTTAAATTTAAGTTCTTGTTGCATAATATTTGCAATATCAGAAAAGCTTTTTGCGGTTCCTGTGCCGCAATTAAATATTCCAGAGATTTTTTTGTTTTCCATGAAATGTAAATTAACAGAAATAACATCATCTACATGTATAAAGTCTCTTTTATAGTTTTCGCTATTTTTAAATAATTGTATTTTATTTTTTAAATCTGATTGTTTTTTAAATTGATATATAACAGATGCCATATTTCCTTTATCTTGTTCACCTGGACCGTAAACATTAAAATATCTCAACCCAACAACCTGTGTGTTAACACCTTCACGCAAATAGGCTCTTACGTACTCATCAAATAGATGCTTTGATGTTGCATAAATATTTATTGGATTACTGTTATTTTCCGAGAATGGGCCATGGCCATAGATAGCTGCAGATGATGCATATATTAATCTTATATTATGCTTCAGACAATATTTAAATAATTTAACAGAATAGTCAAAATTTCTCTCCATCATGAAACTAGTATTATAACACATTGTGTCTGTACAAGCTCCTTGATGAAATATCGTGTCTATAGATTTGGCAAACTCAACATTGTTCAATCTATCTAAAAAATCGTAAGGGTCAACGTAATCATCTTTAAAATCAACTTTAATAATTTCATATTTATTTTTTAGGGATTCATATAGGTTTGAACCTATAAATCCTCCTGCCCCGGTGATGACTATCATTTTTTATTTTCCAGTATTGTGTTTTCGAAAAGTAATAATGCATTATAAACCTTTTCAGAAATTTTTTCAATTAGTTCATCACCAGATAAATGAAACCAGTCCTCATAGCTAGCGCCTAATAATCTTTTCTTAGTTATAACTTTGCAATTTAACATTTTGGCTTCAACGACCAACCTACAAAGTGATTCTAAAACACCAGGAAAGAAAACTAAAGTTTCATACTGTGATAATATTTTTAAAAATTGTTTTGAGTCCGGTGCAGATATAAGATCAAAATCCATTTGCTTGCTGGTACAAAACTGTTTAGCCATCGGTGTATTTTTTATTGGATTGTTTGAATTAACAATGGCAACTTTATTGTTCTTAGTTTTATCTAAATCTTTTATATATTGTAACGAAGATGGGTGCCACAAGCTTGTACCTATAGAAACACAATTATTTAATTTTGCACTTTCTTCTAGAATCTTAACTTGTATAGAACTAAGACAAATAACTTTTTTTGCAGATTTATAAAATGATAAATTTATTAAATTTTGCTCTGGAATTTTAAAATCTTTAAACTTTGAAGGGTCGCGAGTAGAAACGTATTTATGGTCATGCTCATATATTAAGTAAGGTTTATTATTAATAATAAAGTCTCTATTATTAGAATCCAAGCCTATAAAATTAGATATTATTATATAGTCTAATTCTTGCAGTTTTTGAATTGTACAATTTTGGCTAGCTATTTTAATTAAATCAAATTTTCTACTTAGATATGTGATGAGAACTTCATCATTTAATTCTGCTCCACCGGTAAGCTGTGAAGAGAAAAAGTCAGATATAAAACCTACCTTCATAAAATCTCAATCTTCTCTAATTCCTCTAGCCATTCTTTATCATCTTCAGAAATTGTCATACCTGGAATTGATAAAATATAATCAACGAATTGGGCTTGCATCGCCTCGTCTGTAAACTTGGAAACATTTGCTTTCTTTAGCTTTTTAGCCCTCGATAAAGCAGGGCCATAGTTTTTATATAATTCTCTTAAAGAATCTTTATATGACTGCTCTTCAGGGAAGCACCACTTTGAACCCTTTGGTATGACGCCTTCCCAAATTGCATTGTCTTGGACATCTCCCATTTTATAATCTATTTTTGTAAAGAGTGGCCGCACTTTTTCTTGAGTTTTACCTTTTCTGGTTGTCTTGACATTTGCATACAAAAAGTCCTTGTGACCGCTCCAATCAGGAGCAACAACAGGAAGACCTGCACAACTAGCTTCAAAAAGAGAAAGCCCAAAACCCTCACCGTGAGTAGCTGTTACAAGTGCTTTAATCTTGTCATGATGATATAGTGCAGATAATTGTTCATCTGTTAAATCACCATGAAGCAAATAGATTTTACACTTTTTATCTCCTAAACTCTCAACCAAGCTAGTAATATTTTGTCTTGTTATATGAAAATCGGGAGTTGAACAGTTCATTGAAAATATTTTTAAAACCATTCCAACGTTTTCGTTTCTAAATTCTTCTACAAACCATTTAACGGTATTCTCTATATTTTTTCGCGGACCCCACTGGCTAATGACAAGAAAATTAAAATCTGTATCAAAATCAACATTAAAATTTTTATCTGGCTTAGCTAGACGATTAGGATAATTAATGTACTCTACTGGAGTGTGGTTTTTAATTTCTCTAGTTTCTCCGCTTTTCATTTCAAGTTTATATCCTGTACCTTCGTAGATATCTTTTGAATGTTTAGATACAACTAAAATCTTATCCATCAATGAACTTTTTTGAATCCATTCAGGTGCAATTCTATCTGTCTCTATACCAGCAGTATAGCCAATATTTATTGGAGCAATTTTTTCAAATTCATTAGGAATAGTAACTTGTATTGACGCATCAAATTGACGCTCAGTTTCAGGTAAAGAAAATGTTTTGATTAACAATTGGTCAAACATTTTTCTTTCTTCATTATCTTCCCAAATCCACCCAGTTTGTCCCCATGGGATGTTAAAGGCATATACATCAAATATGTCTTGCCTAGAAAGCAAAGACCTAAGAGCAAATCTTGCTTGTTCACCATAACCAGAACGACTCATCATTGGGCCTTTTAAAATAATTTTTTTCTTCATATCGCTGCTAATCTCCAATTTGTATACTCTTTTCTATTTTCCCAACTACCAAAATCTTCATGTGTTTTCAGCATCAAATTAACCCAATTTTCCTTAAAAGAGTTAAAATTATAGTTTTTAAGCACATGAGCACGGCCTTGTTGGCCAAGCTTCTTTCTACCTTCGGTGCCGGCGTTATATAATTCCCTCATAGCTTCAAGAAAATCTTCTTTGCAAATCCTGTCTTCGTAAATCCATGGAACTTGTTGAGAACCTATTATAGCTTTTGAAGATGGCTGTATTCCTTGACCAAACCAATTTTCTCCATCTGTTACTTGTTCTTGTAAACCACCAGTCATAGTAACTACAATAGGTGTGCCACAGCTAAGACTTTCTAGTGTTGCTAGTCCAAAACCCTCTGCATCAGATATATTAACAGTTAAATCTGCAGCTGCATACAGTCTGGCTAACATCTCAGGTGGTAATTTTTGTACAGACAAAGTAACTTGACCGTCTTTGAGGCCTAATTCGTTTAATATTGAATATAGGTCTTGACCATGAGGGTCACCCGGGTCTGTGTGCATAATTAATTTTGCTTTATCATGACCAATTTCATCAATAAATTCTTTGAACCAATAGATTAAGCTACCAGATTGCTTTCTTCTTGCATTTCTATTATTCCAGAATACAACCATTGTATCATCATTATCAACCTCAAATGCTTGATTTCTGAAGCTTTTTCTATCTAAATCAGTCATAGGGGCAAAAATCTTGTCATCAACAGCATGTGGTATGTAATTAGAACGGACATCTGGAACTAGATTTTTTACTATATCATATGTCACTTTTGATATTGCTACTATGTTATCATTCGCAGCATACCATTTAGTATTAAAACTAGGATATGGATAATTATCCCAGACATGGTAGTAAATCATTGGAATATGTGCTCTAATTTCATTATCGAATGTCCACAACCATTCATAGAAACGAGGGTCGGTCATAAACCATAACATGTCAATTTTTTCATTTCTAATAATAGACCTGATTAATTCAGGAGTTCCGTAATCATCTACTGGATAGATTATCCAATCATCTCCATAATCACCCACCTTAATTGGCTCATAGTTTACATGCTTCATAGCTCCACCTAGGCTTATGATTTTAAACTTTCCACTTTCCAGCAAAGCTTGCATAACATACTTTGTTTGTGTACCTACCCCACTAGGAGATAAAGGGTGGTCACTAAGAGTTAATATTTTTATTTTTTCATCCATTGCAATGTACCTTATATAAATGACAGCGGTTGCATGCTGTCTTGTTCTTGATATATCTATTGCTGTTGATATTCTTTACAGCAGTCTCTAAAAGAGTAAGAGAGTTTTTTATGCGGCGTTCTGCATTAGTTACCCTTAAAACTTCTACTCTATCTTTTTTCGCAGTCCTCTTTAAAAGAATAAAATAAGTTTCGATGTTTTTTAAGTCAATATTGTGTTTTTTAGCAAAATAATTCTTATAAAAACTAAGTTGATAGGCTAGCATTTTATCCGTCTTTTTCTTCATATCCCAACCCCAAGAGCAAGTTTTCCAGTCAATAACATGATATTTGCCATCAGGTGTCTTGATAACCAAGTCAATAAAGCCTTTAAATTTTAAATTATTTGAATCAAATTCATCAATATTTTCATATAAAGCTTCCTCAACAGATATTAATTCAAACTCAGGAAATTTCTTCTTTAGAGCTGGTAATATTTCAGGACATAAGGCTTTACCTTGTTCCATAAATTGGTTTACGATTTTTTCTTCAATATTGCCAATTTTTTCAACCTCTTTTTTGAAGCTCTCAACAAATACTTCTTCTAAATTTATATTTGAGTCTTTGACACCCTCCTCGCACGCCTTATGGATAGCTGTTCCAAATGCTAAATATTGATTTGCTAGAAAGTGATCGACTTTATCAATATAAATTAACTTATGCTTATAAGTACACTCTTTCCAAGTTCTTAGCTCAGAGTAGCTTATCTTCTCTTTTGTTGGCAAAATTATTCCTTTTCAGATATTTTATTTGTTATTTTTTTAACTCTATCGCGGATAGACGGTCTTGGCTCTTCTTCTATTTCGATTTCTTCATCGACTTCTTCAATGGCAGGTTCTTTAATTTTAGCGCGGCGGTTTCTGGTTTTTCTGGTTGCTTTTGGCTTATCAAAAACAAAAGTTCCGCTTAGTTCACCGGTACCATAGTTTGATATTACTAAACCAAAAGTATCAACAGTTGGAACTAAAAGGCGATGTCCTTGTTCTTTTAACGCATTTTCAGCATCTATAAAAGAGTAAGATATTTTTTTATCTTTAGCATATTGTCTTTTTGGTAAAACAACCTCTATTATATATTGAGTTTTAGTTTCTTTAATCTCTACGTTCATAATACTATATTATAATAATTCCTCAATCTTTTCAAGTAAAATCGGACTTATTTCTGATAGTTTTTTAATATCTTTATGAAAAAAATAAGCCTCAAACCCGTTAGCAAAGTACTCTGATAAAGAAGTTGCACCGTATGGGCTGTAGAATAAATCACTTGTTAAATTCCTGAGAAATGAATATGTTACCTCCTTGTATAAAAATTCATCAAATTTAATGTCATATTCAACTTTATCAAAAGAATAATCCTCAACGTTGAAACCCTCAGAGCCCAAAAGATTATAAAGTTTTTCTCTTTTTTTCAAAAATTCCCTTTGCAAAGTTAAATCTGAATATATCAATTGATTGTGAACTTCTTCGACAGCATGAGCAACTTCGTGTATTAAATCGTCTGTCATATCATTTTCTGACTTTTGGTCGTTACCTAAAAATATCATCCCATTGGAATATGAAGCGTCTAAAGAACGACTATTCAAATGCTCAAAATCGCCAATATATATTGTATCAATATACTGAAGCA